TGGATGGTATCGTCGATATAGTCGGCGAAGAACTCCCGGAACTCGTTGATCCGCTTCTGGCAGGTCTCACGTCCGTGGATGTCCGAATAATGCAGGAGGACGAGCGGCTTGTACGGCACGTCGTTCTCTGCCCTCGTGGTGGACTTCAGCTGGAAAAGGAGCCGCCTCGTCTTCTCGTAGTCGTTCTCGACTACGATGTCCGGCATCGCTCCGTAATCTACTGACATGGCTATGAAGGACGGCCAGTTCGCGCCCGTCGACGAACCGTAATACACATACAGCCAGTTCGCGCCTTCCGGCACCTCATATACGCCTCCCGTCGTCCTTATAATTCCCGTCCCGGGGACATAGGGAGGGACTCCGTTGGCGGAAGGGGTGTCCTTCTCCGTGAACCAGGCGAACAAGACCGAGTTGGATCCCTGCACGAACTTTACCTTCATACCGCGCCGCACGGGGAAGAGGATATGCTTGTAGGATGTGCTCGCGCCGTACAGTCCCGACGTGGTGTCGATCATATAGCTCCTCTTGGTCCAGCCGCCGCTGGCTTCCCGCCAGTAATCCTTGAACTCGCCGACTGGGACTGTCTCGCGGCACCAGTCCGTATCATAGACGGACAGCTCGATGGACGGCCCGGACGATTTGTATACGCGGAAGATATAATAGCCGTCTGTCTCCGGGGTGAGGGTGGTCGTTTGCTGCTTGTCTATGGTATTGCTGGAGACGGAGAAGGACTGACTGGTAGCCGCCAGCCCTATCCTCGGCAAGTCTTCGATGAAAAAGCAACTTACCGCAGCGTTGCCCGTGTACTTGAAGGTGTAATAATGCCCCGCCTTGACCTTGACGAGCACGTTTCTCGAAGACGCATACGCCGCATACGACAGGGTGCTTCCCGGCGCGAAGCGGCCGCATCCGAGAACCCTGAACGTCGGCCTGCCCTCCACGGGCGTGGACACCTCGATGGAGGTCGGAGCGACATACGTCTGCCCTTCGTAGGTGTTGAAGATGAAAGCCTGTGCACCGGACGGCGCACGAAGGAGATAGGTCTCCCCGGCCTTGAGGGTGTAGGTCTCGATCTGGCCGTAGGTGCTTCCGGAATTCGGACACCATATCCCGCTCACGAAGGCGACACGACCACCTCCACCGACAACCTTCAGGATGGCACCCGGATAGACTTCAATGATGGCGTGTTTGCCCGTCGAATTGTATTCGTTCGTCGAGGCGATGGACAGGTCCTGTTCGGCGACCTCAGAAATGTCAATCGTCTCCGTCTCGTATTCTAGTCCTTTTACGATTGCATCCGAGACCAGGTTCACCGACGCGATGTCGGATGGCTTTGCGTTATGTATCGTCCCTTCTTCCTCAAAGGCGGGGGATACGATCTCGATGGATGAAGGGCTGTAGGGATACTCCGATCCGGCGCCGCGATATACCAGGAAGTAGGCGGCGTCTTCAGGGGCGAAAAACAGCCTAGTCGCCCCGGCGGCAACGGTCTCGACGACGCATCCGGTACAGAGAGGGATCGCGCCATTGGAGACCGGCGACGCATTCGTCTTGACGAAACAGAAGCGGGTCAGGTTCGTTTCCGAGGCGCCGATCCGGACAATCCGTCCCGGCTGGACGGCGACAATGCTATGCTTGTAGGTATTGCTCGACCCATAGACTCCTTCAGAAGAGATATTGTAGTTTCTCACTCCCAAGGACGACACGTCCTTCTGCTCGGTCTTGGTGAACGTCCCGTCAAGAAGGTCTGTCCGGATAGCGTTTCTCGCGACTCTGTCGCCCAGTTGCTCGATTTCGCTGTCGTAGCTTTTTCCGACCTGCAGGATGCCGGCGCTCCAGGCGCTTCCGTTGTACTTGAACATGGCCATCTGGCCGTCGGCGAGCGTCGTCCCGCCAAAGTTCGTATATGTGCCCGCGGTACTGGCTAGGTAGGCATCTCCCTTGGAAGGGGAGGAGGGGATGGTGTCAGGAGTGGCTTCGCCGAGGATCTTATACCCCCTGTTCGTGTAATCCTGGAAAACATCTGTTTTGACGTATTCGGTAAGGTCTACGCTCTCCCCGTCATATTCGTTCCCCGTGTCGGTCCAGGTGCCCGCCGTATTGCAGACATAGAGCTCCGCGGGGAGCTCGTTTCCGACGAGGGCATACCAGCCCTTCTCGGGCGTCGGAAGGGCCGCCAGGAGCGCTTCCTCGCTCGCGTACATGCCCATGTGCGGCTGCTTGACGTGCTTGGCGTTGAGCGTGCCGAGGACGGTCACGTCGCCGGTCACCTCCTGGTTACCCTCCACGACGTGGTTTTTGGTCCCGGTCGTCTGGGTGACGGTGGCGCCGTTCTCCCAGATACGGTCGTACTTGTTCCAGCGGTAGCGGGTGCCGGAGACGGTGGCGTAGTCGCCCTCGCGGCCGCCCTCGGGATGGGCCTCCCAGAGCGCGGCTATATTGGCGTAGGTGCCGAGGTTACGGATATCCTGACTCATTTCATCAAGTCGTTAGCGGTGGAAAGCAGCGTAGCTGCCAGGTCCGCCTGCTGGGTCGCCTGGGCGACCAGGTAGGCGGTATAATAGACGACGGCCGGCCGCAGCTTGGGGCTGAGCGGTATGTAGCCGCCGACGATCTTCGGGATGGGAATGTAACGGGCCCGCTTGACGTATACGTCGGGCCCGGCGGTGCAGGAGAAGAACTCCAGCACCTGGCCGATGGGCTGCGTGACGATAGCGACCACCGGCTTCTGGGGGTTTCCGCGGAGGCCGGGATAGCGGCTCCGCTGCATGGGATATGCCGCGTCGTCCTCCGTGATGGCGGACGTGACGGCCATGTCCCAGTCGCTCATCTTGAAGGAGACGAGCCTGAGAAAGTCGTCCGGCAGCGCGATGCGCCCCGGTCCGTAGCCGGGCTCGCTGTCCCAGCTCACGCTGTCGCCGAACGGTTCGCCGCCCTCCAGCAGATGCTGGGGAGCGGCGAGCGTGACCAGCCGCGCCGCATCCTCGACCTTGCTCGCTATCACCTCTTCCAGGGTGAGCGTGTCGATGTCTTCCGTCTCCAGCAAAGCCTCGCTGGTGGGGTTGTAGTCGAGGGCGATACGGACGTCCCTCTGGATGTCGGCGACGAGGTAGTTCATGTCAGTTCGGGGTCTTTAGTCGTCGATGCCGTCGAACACGACGCCGTTCAGGGTCGCGTACTTGCGGATGTCCTCGCGGGTGCGCAGCCGGGTGCGGCTCACACCGAAGCGGTCTGCCAGGTATTCCTTGGCGTCGGAGAGGTTCACGAACGGCAGGTGTATGATCTTGTCGGCGGACTCCTCCTTGCCGGCGGGCTCCTCGACGTTCCGTTTCGCTGCGGCGGGCTTGGCCGGCTTCTTGGGCTTCTCCACCAGATAGAACAGCGAGCCGAAGCGGGCGTGCCGCTCCAGGGCCTCCTGCACCATCCTGTCGTCCGTGTAGAAGACGCTCTTGCCCTCGGAGTTGCCGGAGAACGAAACGCGGCGGGTGCCGCCGTTGGGCAGGTTGATCGTGATGCCGATCGTGGATTTGGATCTGTATTCTTTAACCATAGGTCGATGGATTATTGAGAAAAAGGGGCGGGCCGCATGACCCGCCCCGCGTGATTACCCCTTACGGCCCGGACTAGGACTGACCGCTGCCGGAACCAGAGCCAGAGCCGCTGCCGGAACCACTGCCGCTACCGCTGGATTCGGCGGGCGCCGTCGCGAGACGCAGGCGGGCATGGGCCTTCGGCATGCGGAGATAGAGGCAGGCCACCTCCTGCAGGACGACGGCCTTAGTGTTGCGGACACCGGCGGCCTTAAGGTCGAGCAGGTTGCGGGAGAAGCTCAGGTGAGTCTTCTTGGAGAGGAACTCGGGATCCAGGGCGAAGCCGCAGTCGGGCATGCCGTTCAGGTCGAAGAGCTCGTGATGGATGGTGAGCAGCTCACCGAAGTCGGTATCCCAGCTCTTGAACTTGAGGTGCCAGGCCTCGACGGACTCCTTCAGGCGGAACTTCTCGGTGTTGATCTTCGAGAAGGCGGCCAGCATGTCGGAGCCGCAGAGGATGATCTTGCGCTTGTTGCCGACGCCGGAGCCGACGAACATGTCCTTGGAGATGTCCACCAGGTCGTCGTCGCTGACCTTGGCGCTGGAGCTGGCGGCATCCCAGTGGCCGACCTCGATGTCCTTGCCGGCCATCCACCACAGACCGCCCGTGAAGTAGGTGTCCATGCCCTGCTTGTTCGGGTGCTTGATGACGTTCTTCACACCCCAGAGGTAGGAGTTCTCCTGGGCCAGGCGCATGTCGTAGATGCCGTCCTCCTCCAGGTCGGTGAAGGACCAGTTGACCTGCTTGGCGGCGATGGAGTCGAAGGTGGACTGCTCCACCTGGATCATGAAGTTCTGGCAATACTGCTCCTCGGCGGTCGGGAGGTTGGCGAAGCGGCCGGTCTGGGCATCCAGCTCGCCGCAGGCCTTACCCATGCGGACGAGGGTGGTGCCGCTCTCGATGGCGGGAACCCAGATGGGACGGTTGCTGGAGTCCTTGTTACCGTTGACCGCGTACACGACGGGCTTGGAGGTGGACTGGTCGATGCCGCAGACGCAAAGGACGAGGTCAGGGGTGTTGATGTCATCCTGGTCGTAGGCGTTGCCGTGCTCGTCGTACTTGCCCTTCACGCCGACCACGCGGATGGTGTCGTCGATGGTGAAGATGTTGGCGTCGTCGACGGTGATCGGGACGGAGGCGCCGGAGTCCTGGGCGGTGACGGCAGAGGTGAGCTTACAGGTGATCGGACGGGTGCCGACGCTGTAATACTTCACGACGAAGCTGTCGGAATGGGAGTTCTTCGCGTAGCGGCTGATCTGGTCCACCGGGGTGGACATCGGACGGATGCGCACCAGGCGGCGGTCGATCTCGTCCAGATAGAAGTCAGGGTCGCCGTTGGCGCGGCCGGAGGATTCGGTATTGATACCTTCGGGGGAAGAAGCGGCTCCCTCGACCACGGCGGGCGTGTTCGCGGAGGCGTTCGGGCCGGACTCGGTGACGCCGGCATCGGGGAGAGGGGCGGCATCCGCCATCATCACGCCGGAGCCAGCTCCGGTGACGAAGGACAGGACCGTCAGCAGAAGGGTGAGCAGGAAGCCACCCGCTTTGGTGATTTTGGCTTTCATAAAGTTGGTATAGAATTAAGTTGGTTTTACATCCTTACTTGCGCTTAAATCCTCCGCGTTCATAGATGTCCTGGTATCCGCCGTCGTAACGGCCGAGGGCACCCATATCCTTCTTCGGACCGGCCGGCGCGGCGGCGCCCTGGCCGGAGAGCTGCGGGACGCCGTCGCCGCGCTTGCCCTTGCGGAGGGTCTCGCGGATCTTGGCGTTACGGCCCTTGACCTCGGCCTCGGCTGCGGCCTCCTCCACGTCGGCGTCGTGATTGACGGCCTTCCAGGCCATCGCGAGCGTCTCCTTGGTGATCTTGCCGCTGACCACGTCGCGGACCAGCTCGCCGATGAAGGCGTAGACGGAGTCCATCTGCTCGTCGGTCAGGCCGTTCTCGGACTGGAACTCCTCGTCCGCCTTCGCGGACTCCTCGCGGTTCTTCGCGTACTCGGCCTCGTACTTCTCGTTCTCGGTGATGCGGTCCAGGTACTCCTTGTTCGCCGCGGCGATCTCCTCCTGGAAGGCGGGGTCGTCCAGCTTGTCCTTGATCTCGGAGCCGAACAGGCGGATGAACTGGACGAGGGGGTCCTCGCCGTTCCGCCAGCGATTGAAGAGCACGGCGCTACGACGGTCGCCGGTGAACAGGTCGGAGAAGGTCTTCTCGCGGTCCCGGTATCCGGAGATCTGTTTATCGTAATCGTCGTAATCGTCGTTGATTTGGCCGAAAACCGCCTCGTCGTCCTCAAATTGGCGGTCGGGGAAACGAGACCTCAGGCGCTCGTTCATTCGCTCCCTGTTGGTCTTCTTAACTTCCTGATTGTCAGTTGCTGCCATATAGCGATTCGCTTTTTGTGGTTGCTTACGGCAACAAATATAATGTCCGCACCATGACTGTCCCCCTTATCCGTTAACTAACGTTTAGTTAATTTTGTTTAAAGCCGATCGCCCTATGAGACAGAAAGGAAACGCCAACCTCCACAACGAGGAGAGGAACATGGACCTGATGCGAGCCTACCAGGACATGCTGAACAAAAGCGCGGGCCCCATCGACCCCGACGAACTCTTCAACCGCCTCGTAGAGATGCCATGCAGGCGGTTCTGGATAGGGGAGACGTGCGCCACCGACGTCATCCGCAAGATGAGGGCGGGCTGGGTGCCCACCAGGATGACGAGGACCCGACGCGAGATGTACGCCGAGATCCTCTCACGGACCGAGGCATACCTGGAGCGCCACCCCGGCGTCCATCTACAGGCGGCGGTCCGCCAGGTCATCGCCCAGCCGGCGCCGAAGTTCTATCTCACACCCGGATCGGCTCGGGTCATCGTCTCGAAGTGCAGGAAACAATGGTACGCGGAGAAGTTCAGAAGGCTGCAGCACTTGTTTATGTAGCCGTGGCGGCGTGTCTCCTCCTGACGGGAGCCGCGGCGGACGACGTCGGGCTGCGCGCCGGATGCTCCGTCCGGGCCAGGCTGGCGTATCCGCTTTTCCACGCGAACGTCTTCCACTACGCCGTCAACGCCTGGTGCCTGCTGACCCTCGTGTTCGGATACAGGGTCCCGGGCCGGGCGCTCCTGGCCGCCTACGCCGTCGCGGTCACCGCTCCGGCCTTCGGCGCCGCCGTCCCGACGATCGGCCTCTCCGGGGTCCTCTACTGCCTCTTCGGCAGGCTCTCGTTCGCAGTCCGGCGCAAATGGCTCTGGCAGGCATGGTGGGCCGCGCCGCTCGCGATCGGATTCCTCCTTCCCCAGGTAAACGCCTGGCTCCATCTCTACTGCTATCTCTGCGGCGTCCTCCTCGGGCTCCTCAATAAACCCGTTCGGCGATGAAGGTGGACAGGGACAATGCGGCGGTGCGGCAGATGCTGGCCGAGAACGACAGGCGGATGGCAGTCATCCGCGCGCCGTTCAACCCCATCACGGGCGAGGGTTCCACGTTCATGAAGGACCGCGTCAAGCTGTCGATCCAGGACATGGACTACGACTGGTGGATCCCTAAGCAGATGATGAAGCACCCACTGGTCGCCGCGCTCGACAGGTACAAGTCCGTCAGACGCCTCATCGAGGAGGAGCTGAAGCTGAAGTACGACGACGAGGCCAGGGAGGCCGTCATCGAGGAGCTGTGCCGCGTCCGCACCCGCTACGACTTCGCCTTCTGGGCCGCCTTCTACGTCTACATCAAGCCCAAGGGCGGAGGCGACGACACGCTCTTCCGCCTCAACCGCCCGCAGCGGAGGCTCGTGGAGCGCCTGGAGAGGATGCGCCTCGCCAACAAGCCGATACGCCTCATCCTCCTGAAGGCCCGACAGTGGGGCGGCTCCACCTGCATCCAGCTGTACATGGCATGGCTCCAGCTCGTCCACAAGGTCGGCCTCAACTCTCTCATCGTCGCCCACCAGGGGACCGCCTCCGACGAGATCAAGGACATGTTCGACAAGATGATCGACGCCTATCCGGTGTCGATGCTGCATGCCCTGGGCGAGGAGTACAGCGAGAAGGAGAAGAAATACGTCGGCGTCGGAACGTCCGGCGCCATCCACCGCGTTCCTCAGCGCAACTTCAAGATCAAGGTCGGCACGGCCGAGCGCCCGGACTCCGCCCGAGGCGGCGACTACAACCTCGTGCACTGCTCCGAGGTGGGCCTCTGGCGCAAGACCGACGGCAAGTCACCGAAGGACATCGTGATGGGCGCCTGCAAGGGCGTGCTCTACCGTCCATATACGATGATCGTGTATGAGTCCACGGCCAAGGGCGTCGGCAATTTCTTCCACAAGGAATGGCTGGCGGCGAAGGAAGGGAAGTCCATGATGGAGGCCCTCTTCATCCCGTGGTTCGGCATCGACGACTATTCGCTGCCGCTGACCGCCCGCGAGCGGCGGGAGCTGGCCGAGCGGCTCTGGCTCAACCGGAACCAGACGGACGCAGCCTCGGACCGCGAGGAGCCGGGCTCCTACCTCTACTGGCTGTGGGAGCAGGGCGCGACCCTGGAGGCCATCAACTGGTACATACACGAGCGCGCCGGCTGCGACGACCACGCGATGATGGCCGCGGAGTTCCCGTCCGACGACATAGAGGCGTTCGCCAATTCCGGCGAGCCGGTCTTCGAGCCCAGCCAGGTGCAGAAGCTCCGCCGCTCCTGCAAACCGCCGAAGTACGTCGGCGAGCTCGTCGGGGCGGGGGACGAGGGCCCCGACGCGCTCAGGGACCTCCGCTTCGTCCTCAACGAGAGGACGGGCAGGCTGTCCGTCTGGGAGAAGCCGGAGATCGACCCGGACGAGAAGGTCAAGGACCGCTACCTGGTTGTCGTGGACATCGGCGGCCGCGGACGCAAGGCGGACTGGTCCGTCATCACGGTGTTCGACCGACTCTTCATGATGGACGGGGAGTTCCCCGCGGTGGTCGCGCAGTGGTACGGGCACATCGACATGGACATACTGTCATGGAAGGCCGCACAGATAGCCAAGTGGTACGACGACGCACTCCTGGTGATCGAGTCCAACACCCTGGAGACGCACGATAAGGAGCGCCAGGTGGACGGCGACCATTCCCAGTACATCCTCAACCAGGTGAAGGAGGTGTACGACGAGCTCTATGCCAGGAAGCAGAGCGAGGAGGACATCCGCCAGGGCCTGCCTAGGAAGTACGGCTTCCACACCAACAGCGCCACGAAGCCTATGGTCATCGACACGCTCATCCGCACCGTCCGCCGGCAGGAGTACGTCGAGCGGGACGAGGGCGCGCTGGACGAGTACGTCGTTTACGAGCGCCGGCCTAACGGCTCCTACGGAGCGCAGACAGGCTATCACGACGACCGCCTGATGACGCGGGCCATCGGCCTCCACATCTGCTACAGGGAGATGGACGTCCCGAAGGTCGTGCCGCGCCGCAAGCCCGGCGACCGCGTGAACTCCCGCCCCAGGGCGTCGAAGTCGGCGGCCACCATCACATAATTTTCAATGGAAAAGTAACATAATTTTCGAGCAATTTATGAACAGATTCGCACAATTCTACGCATTCCTGCACCTGCGCGCGGCGGTCAGGATGGCCGACGCGGCCTACAGGGAGAAGAACCACCGCTTCTACGTCATCGGAGGCGACAAGTGCCGACTCATCGTCACGGACCGGAAGAACTTCCGACTCCTCAGGAGCAAGCACTACATCCGTAACCAGGAGCTCAAGACCGTCGACCTGGAGATCCTCTGCTTCTACCATACCCCGCACGCCAACGGAAACGGGGCCATCGAGGAGGACATCCGCCAGGCAAAGGTGGTGGAATACTACAAGTGGTACGCGGACTGCAGGAGGGAGACCCGCGAGAAAAGACGGGCGGCCCGCAAGAAGCGTCCGTCCGTCTTCAAACGGCTGGCGGTCCTCCTCAGGATCGCCATGCTGCAGGAAAGGGGCCGCTGAGGCCCCTTCCTTTGTCTTAGGCTGCGTTCGGCATCGTCGGGCGGCGCAGCATGTTGTATGCCCTGCCGACGGCGTTCATGTCCGCGCCCTGCTGGATCTGCTCCCGCAGGTTGTTTGCGATGCCCTCCGGCACCTGGCCCTGGGCGATGGCCTCCTCCTGGCCCTGGATGCTCTGCAGCAGGTCGTCCGAGAAGGGGAAGTCTCCGTTCTCCAGCATCTGCTTGAGGTTGATCTGGCCGGAGCGCCAGATCTCCAGCAGGAACTCGTTCGCCATCTGCCTGTAGACCGGCGTCGACGTGCTCTCCGCGATATTGAGGTCGAACTCGACGTCCCTGATGCGGTTCGGCTCGTACACGAGCTGCGTGCCGGAGCGGCCGGCGATGGAGACGACCCTGCGCTCGTCGTAGAACTGCTGGATCATCTTCACGTCCTTGAAGGCGCAGGCCTTGATGAAGGCCGAATAGGAGTCCAGCAGGTCGAGCAGCGAGATGGTCGCATTCTGCGACTGCTGGGCGTACAGGGCACCGGATACTCCGCTGTTTGCCGTCTGGCCCTGGATGGCCCCATGGACGCCTGAGATGTCCTCGAAGAACTTCAGCTGGAGGTTCAGAAGCTCGGAGATGCCAATGTTCGTGGCATTGTTCGCGATCTGCTGAGGCATCGCCGCGTTCTCCTTGCGCTTCGCGACCATGATGACGCCGTTGAAGCGGGCCCACTCGTCCGCGATGTCGTTGATGTCGTACCCGTCGGGCAGGCAGTCCTCGGGGAAGAGAAGCACACCCTTGGCGCTAGCCTTCATGATCCAGTCGTACATCGTGATGAGGCGGTTCGTGTACCGCTGCTGGTCGATGACGTCCGAGACGAAGCTGTGGATCTCGCCGTCGATGAACGGATAGGCGCGGAACACATACGGGTGGCCTTTGTGCTCGTAGGGCGTCTCGCCCTCGTCCAGGATCTCGCCGGTGGGGGCGACGAAGTAGTAGTACCAGTATTCGTCCAGGGCCCACTCGTACTTGATGAGCGGCACCTCCTCCACGGGCATCCCCTGTTCCTTCGCGAGGGCCAGGCGCTCGGTGTTCACGTCGCCTACGAGCTCCTTCCAGTCCTTGGTCTCGCACTTGAACACCTCGCCGGTATTGTAGTCGACGCAGCGGTAGCGGGGCTTCATCTCGCGCCTCCACACCTCGATCACGCGGCACATGGAGGGATTGTCCGGCACCAGGAAGTCCGTGTCGTCAAGCTGGGAGTAACCGAACTCCTTCGCGGTGTAGGAGAGATACCTGACGTCGCGGGCGTTGTGGTATATCTCCATGATGCGATTGTAGTCGGCTGGCGACTTGGCGAAGCGGCTGCATACCTCCTGCCGGCGCATGTCGTGGATCTCGCCGATGAAGCTGACGTCCCAGGTGCGGAAGTCCTTCATCTTGTTGTCCACGATGAACAGGTCCGGCTTCACGTCGCGGGTCCAGCAGTCCAGCTGCCCCTGGTCGTTCCATCCGTACCATTTCTTATGGACGACCAGGCCGGAGATCATGTACTCCTCCAGGCCGCGGGCGTACAGCTCGCCCATCTCGTTGCGGTCCATGTTCGCCTGCAGCACCGCGGTCATCGTCTCGCCGAGCTTCTTCTCCCCGGGGTCCCGGGCGAAGCATGTCGGCTGCTTGGCCTGGGAGCGGTACACGCCGAGGACGCTCTTCACCAGGCGACGGATGAGGTTGTTCTTCAGCGGCTCGGAGCCCTGCTGGCGGATGTACTGCTCCTCCGTGACCATGTGACCGTCGTCGTCCTTGATGAGGTCGCCCCACTGGTCGCCGTAGTTGTACCGCTTTGCGCGGCGGCGGTCCTGACGAAACTGCTCCATGCCGAACCAGTAGTCCTGGGCCTGCATGACGATGTCGAAGCCCCTGTGATTGTCCTGCTCCCTCCGGGTATAGGAGACGGTATCCATCTCGCCGGGGGGAGCTACCCGGCTCAGCCGTCTCAGTCTGGGTGTCGTGCTCATAATTCGCTATCGTTTATCGCCCTGTAGCTCCTTGCGCCGGAGTTCCAGGAATTCAATCTTGTAGTCGTTCAGGCGCTTGATCAGCTCGGTGCGGTTTCTGCTGCCCTTCTCTATCTTGCCGATGTCCTTGCGGGTCTTCTTGATGAGGTCGGCGAGCTGGTACTCGCGGAACTCGGGAGAGGCGTAGAACTCGTCCAGGATGCGGGCGTACTCGTCGGGTCCGGCGGAGTCGTCCTCCTTGAGCTCCTGCAGCTCGGCCTTGGTCTGCTTGTAGTCGTCGTCCAGGTATGACAGGAACTCCTGGTCGAAGACGGAGCCGCGGACCTTTCTGGCCTCCTTCGCCTTATCCTCGAAGCGCTTGATGTATTTCTTCTCCAGCTTCTGCCTCAGCGGCTCGCTGTACATCCTCTCTACGACTGGTGCGCCGCGGGTGATCTGGTAGCGGGCGTACCGCTCGGCAATCTCGGGGAGCATCGTGTCGTCGTACTCCTCGTTGGTGAGGTCCAGCTCGTCCAGGAGGAACTGGTCCACCTGGGACTGCGGGACCTGGAGGATGCGCATGGCCGCGATGAGGGACTCCTGCGCCAGGCCAAGGTCGCCGTTGCAGGCGTCGTACAGGGACACGAAGACGTCGGTGATGGTCTCCGGGTTGAATCCGAAGCCCGACTGGACCAGGAGGTTCACGACGTCCACGGAACCCGCCACCTTGTCGTTCTCGAACGTCTTCGCGATGCGCTTGAGGTCGCTCAGGGCCGGCAGAAGCGTTGGGTCGTAGCTGCGGAAGGAGTCGCCCTTTCGGGCCATGTTGATCATCTCGCTGATGACGCTGCCGAGGGCGAGACCCTCCGACCATCCGCCGACGAGCGCGTGCATCACGGCGTCGGTCAGGTCTTCCCTCTTCTTTCCGTTCCACCACTTGTCGTCGTCACCACCTCCGAGGAGCATGTACACCGCATACGGTCCGAGGTTCCAGGCGAGCTGGACGCCGAACCCGAAGACGGCCATGTCAAGCAGGCTGTGGGCGAAGGCCCTGCGGTAAGCGCGCTCGGCGGCGTGCTGCGCCTGCCCCTCCTCCAGGCCGTCGTTCATGAACTGTCTCTTCATGAACTCGACGGACTCCTGCTTGTATCCAGGCTGGAGCATCCTGCCGAGGTTGCGGGCACCGGCGTAGAACCTGCGACCATAGCCGAAGGAAGAGTTACGGAACACCGATAGGGCGTTTGCCACCACGGTCCGGTCGGACTGCAGGGCCGACATGAAGGCGCCCTCGCTGGACTGCTGGGATTCGTTGAAGGAAACCGTCGCGTCCTGCTTCGCCTTCTCCTCTGCCTGCGCCTGCGTGTATCCGTCCTCCAGATACTGCTGGAGCTTGGTCTCGTAGACGGCGTAGGAGCCGACCGACACGGTGAGGGCGTCCACGAAGGCGTTCGGGGACAGACCCCAGCGGGAGGCCAGCTGCATCCAGTGCTTGCGCCAGTAGGACCAGTCGAGCTCGCTGTCCTGCAGCTTCTCGTTGCCGGCCTGCTTGGACCGCCAGCGCTTCTGGAAGACCGGCAGGTTATCCATGCACCACTGCCACGAGCGGCCGGGGGTGAACATGGACTTTGCCAGCAGGTCCACCCTTGCGTCCGCCAGGAAGGCGGGCAGGGAGAGGGTCTGCTTCAGGGCCGTGAACACGCGGAAGCTCACCTTCGCGGAGGACACACCCCTGACGAGGTTCGTCACGGTCTTGTCGATGGCGCCACGACCCTCGGGCCGGTATTCGCCGGCGGCGATTTCGCACACCTTCTTGAAGTTATTGAACATGTCCTTGCCCGATCCGTACACGGTGGACATGTTCTCCAGCTGGTTGCGGAAGTGACGGTAGGAGAGCAGCGTCCCCAGGTCGCGCTTGAACTCGGCCCATGCGTTCCACCGCTCCATCTCGCGGATGTGTTCCACGGTGATGGAGAAGGCGTCGGAGCCGACGATGTCCAGCGCCAGGGAGTTGCGGCGGCGCTTGATGATGCTGCCGGTGAACTTGGACGGCATCTGCTGTCCCTCCGGCTGGGAGCCGACCTCCTCCTCACGCTCTCTGGCGTTGGCGAGGACCCTCAGCGGGAAGTAATTGTCGATGGAGGCCATCGAGGAACCGAACATCCTGCGATGCGTCTCGTCGTACTTGAGACGGCGCTCCACGAGGAAGTCCTCCTGGACCCAGTCGGCCAACTGTATGAATCTCGGATCCAGCTCTCGCTTGATGCGGTCCACGTCCTCCTCGGTGATGCCCATGCGGCGGAGCTTCATCTGGCCGTCGACCATCTTGTCGACCATGTAGACGTACAGGAGGTTGCCGGAGGAGACCTCCTTCTCGGCCATCTTCGTGCCGTCCCACAACCGGAGCGTATGCTTCGCTTCTATGCGGTACAGGTCGCTCCAGCGTTTCACCTCGTCGCCGAAGACCTCCTTGACCTTCGCGTCCAGGATGGCGTCGGCCTCCTGCGTACCAAGCCATTCCTCGGAGGCGGCCTTGTTCCACGCACCCATGTAGCGATTGAACAGGTATCCGCGCCCGTCAGGGCTCTTCCGACCCAGGAAGCGGAGCATCTGGTCGAAGGTGCCGAGCGGTGCGGCGAGGAACTGGACGATCGAGCTCTCCTTGAGCTTATCCCAGGTGGAGCGCTCGTGTCCCTGCTCCTCGGCGGGCATCCCTTCGAGGTCGCGGTTCGCGTCGTAGCGGATGGCGTCCACCCGCTCCTGCTCCTTCTGGTTCCAGAGGAGGGCCCGCTCACCGCTGGCGGAGATGACGTCGGCCAGGCGGGCGCGGATGTCGCGGAGCGCCTGGATCCGCTCGATGACGTTCTCGCGGATGGACTTGTCGGTGGAGTCGACGAATTCCCGATATGTCTTCGGGGTCATGTGCTTGTCGAAGCGGGCGTCCTTGACGGCCTGCTTCAGGTCCTCCTCCTCCTGCTCGGCTCCGGCTATCTTCTCGACATAGTCCCGTGCGAGGGCGAGGCCGGCTATCTCGGCATCGGCCTCCATTCTGGCGAGCTTGCCCTTGTCTCGCTTATCCTGCAGCTCCGCCGTGCGGCGGTCGATAGCCTCCACAGAGGACTGCATGTAAGCCTTGAGGGCCTTGACGACGATCTGGCCCTCGGGGTCCAGCTTATCCTGGACGTCCACGCCGGGCTGGCGCTCCTTGCTGGCCTTCACCTTCGTCATCGCCTCCAGGGCGGCGGACTCGCGCTTGAGGATGTGCCGGGCCATGAAGTCCACGAGCTGGTTCGCGGAGCGCTGCAGGGTCGTCTTCCCGTTTGCCCTCGACACGATGCTCAGCAGGCGGCCCATCTCACGGGCGGAGACGGCGTCGATGCCGCCCTCGTCGATGAGGGTCTTCGCCAGCCTGGTGATGGAGTCCACCGTCGCCTGGTCGTATTCGCGCTGTGCGGACATGGCTTTCGTGACGGCCTCCAGGAGGTCGCCGCTGGTCTTCGGGACCTTCTTCGTGACGGCCTTCTTCTCCTGGGCGAGCTTGATGCGGGCGGCCTTCGCCTCGGCATCCAGGGTTTCCGTACCCTTATCGGCCTTCTCGGCGAGGCTCTCGCCGGCGTATTCGCCCACCTTCAGGCGTACCTTCATATTGACATTGGCGGCCTCGGACACCTGGTCGCTCTTACTGTAGCGCCGTCCGTTCCGCCAGAGGATGTACTGGAGTACGTTGTCGCCGATGACACCCTCGGAGTCGATCTGCAGGGAGAGACGGAAGGCGGCGTTACGGAGCATGCCGGTATCGTCGTTCTCAAATCCCTTTTCAGCGAGGTCCGCGAGGTATTCCTTGATGGCGCGCGAGAGGTCGTAGCCGGGCTGGATGGATTTCTCCGCCAGTGCCTGGACCTCCTCGGGGGTGGCCACCTGGTAGACGGACTCGTAGAACTCCTTTGTGCGCTCGTCTCCGAGGATGGCGCGCAGGCCTCCACCCTCCACCTTGCGGACCAGCGCGGCGGCGTTCGCCTCGGGCGCCGGTGCCGGCCGACGGAGCGGCGGGATGGTCTTCTTCTGCTCGGGTTTCCGGAGGCGAGTTTCGTCGCCCTCGACCTTCTGAGGCTCGCGGCCCGCCTTACGGACGAGCTCGTCCACCTCCTCGCGGCTGAGCACGCGGTTGACCTTCATGGAACCGGTGATGATCCAGGGATCCGTCTCGGGGTTCGGGTTGGTGCGGTAGCGGTAGAAGCCGTCTTCCGGCAACCGCTTGAGCCCGGCGTAGGAATGGCGGTACTTGCCGCCTTCCGTCATACCATTGGCGTCAGCTTCCAGCTGATAGCTCTTGTCGGCGGCGTACTCGACCTCCGCCCAGACGAAGTCCTTCGGGAACAGGTCCTTCTTCCCGGTCTCGGGATTCAGACGGCCGAACTGGAGTGCATAGGGAATCTCGCCGAGATGCCATCCGGAGCGGAAGGCAAGCGTACCGGACCCGCCCTGCGTGCCCTTTCCGCCGGCCTTTACCTGCGGACGGCCGGTCTTGGTCTGCCCGACGACAGGCGCCGCCTCCGCGTCCAGCCATACTCCGACTGGAGTATCGACGCCGCCGGGGTTAGCCACCATCGGCGGGTAGAGCTTACCGTCCTTCTGATAAAACACCTTGTAACCGATGCCGGTCTTCTCCGGAGCGGGTCTCGTGCGCTTGCGGAAACGGATGTCGTTGCTCTCAAGGTTGAATCTCTCGGATAGCGGGACTACGTTCCCGAGGTCGTCGTAGGTCACGGGCTCGGCGGACTTGATCTGGTTAGAATTCCTAACCATGTACTGCCCGAAATCTGCGGAAGGACGCTTGTCTTCTTCGATATGGTCAAAGAGACGCTGATATCTCGTCGCGTATCCCTTTTCGATGACGCCGTCAAGATTGTCCTGGTCCATCTTCTCGGAGACCTCCCATCCATCTAGTTCTGTGTCCTCGGCGTACACTAGCGGGCGCTCGATATTGATGTATGCAGAGATAACATGGGGATTCGGAAAGAGTTTCTCGATGGCCCTGACGTAGGCCTCCTGATAATGAGGGGTGTTCGTGTGTCCCTCCCTTACGGCTTCTACCGCGGCGTCAGAATCCACACCGAACTCGTCGATAAGTATGTCGATCATGGTGTCGTCAATCTTAGCTGCGTTGTCGGAGAATCCGGGCATGGCATAAAGGGCGGCGGCCCTCGGGTCGTCGGTGAAATAGAACCCGTTCCCTAGGCCGTTGTCATAGATGAAGTCTCGGCGCTCGAAGACATTAAAGTCGGAACCGGTGCCATGATAAACCTTCAGTAGCCTGCCGTCCGCACCGCGAACCTTACTGTCCTTAAACGACTCCTCTGCGACGGCGTCCACCATCTTCTGGGCCTTCTCGATGTCTCCGGATTCGACTGCTGCCATGTACTCGGCGTCCTGCTCCGGGGTGATGGCCTTGCGGAAACGGGTGTCCGGGTCATCCGGGTCGTAATCGCCGTTGTTATCGGTCGCGGACTTCACCTGGCTGGGCTCCAAGGCTATGTAGGTCTCGACGACCCTTCCGAAGGATCCTGCGTCTTTCCTGATATGCACGCCGTCGTATCCAGAGCCACGCAGGTACGTCCCGATCATGTCCTTCATCTGGACGGCGAGCTCGCGGGATGCCTCGCTCCATTCGTCCAGGACCTTCTGGCTCTCGCTCTGGTATTCATCGAAGCGCCGGCGGAATTCTTCCTCGGTGATCTCCTTATTGATACGCTGCTCACGGAGATCCAGGAACACCTTTTCGTCTACCTCCCACGCCTTGTCGTTCTTCCTGCCGTACTCCCAGTCGATGTCTTTCAACCGGTCTGCGCCGGCCTTGTAGCCAGGGACATTCTCCTCCAGCCAGCGGACGAGGTCCGTGCGGCTCTCGAACACGAGCGGGTTCCTGATGCTCGCGAACAGAGGGATCTGGAGCTTTCCCCTCAGGCCGATGTCGTTCGGCGTAGGCTTGAGGAATATGCCGAAGGGAGTCATGTGATCGGACGTCCCGGCGCCAGGGTGTCGCGTGTCGAACTGCGTGATGTCGCCCTCTGTCTGATGGAAGAGCACCATCGGCTCGCCGTTCTCGTCGACCACTTTCGACACTTTTTCGGCGGAATCCTTGACAGATTCAATGAAAGTTCCTATCTTTGACAAGAAATCCGCAATCGGGGTTTGTTCCGCATCTTCGGATGCCCGAGCAACCAACTGCCCTGCGGATTTTTCTTTTTGTAGATCCACCGCCTCGATAGAATAGATTCTGTTGCCGTCGTTCGTGTTATACTCGATGACGGTCAGCATGACGGGTATCCATTCCCCGGTCTCGCGGTCATAGAAGGCGTTGCCGATACGGTGGGTCTGAGCGACCTCGGCGCGCTTCTTCGTGTCAGGATGGGTCACGTCGACGCCGGCCGTCTCGAAGAGGTCCTTCACGTTCGCGATGGCTATCGCATGCAGCCTGGGCGAGATGGACTTCTTGGTAGCCTTCTCGCTTGTGTACTTGGAAAGGCTGTTCCTGGAGATGGTCGCAGTGATTCCCAGGGTCTCGTTACGGAAGGGCCGGTTCACCAGCGGGCGGATCATCTCTGCAGCCTCGCTCGTGGACTTGGCCTCAACGGGATTGAGGAGCGTATGCAGGCGCTCCCAGTCTCCGAACCAGCGCTTGAAGGCAGGGGTGCGGACCAGGGCCCAGTTCTCCTCGGAGAGGTTGGAGCTGTTTCCGTTCGGAGCAAGGCCCAGGCGGCCCGTGAGGAAGCCGACGGCACGGATGGACTCCGCCTCCTGACGCGCGCTCTGATTGAGCGGCACGCGGCGGAACATCGTCTGACCTTCCATCACCGAGGCCTTCATCTCGGGCGTCACCTCCACGGAATGAGCGACAAGACCTGCGTAACCAAGTTCCGGGAACTCGACGTCCTGAACCTTGACACCCCATTTCTTGCCGTACTTGTTCATGAAGCGGGGAAGGATATCGTCGTAGAATCCCTTCATGCCCTCGCCGCCGACGCGGAGCCCCTCGCCAGATATCGAGACGGTATTTCCCACCGTCCCGTCTGCGGGATGTTCGACGGACATGATCTTCACGGCGAGTTCCTTACCTACGACGTCGGACAGTTTGTGACCCTCGAAGTCTCCATGGGTGATCAGTCCCTCGTCATTGACAGTGAGGCTGAAGTAGTCCGGGGCGGAGAACTCGGCGTTTCTATACCAAAGCGACACGCTTCGTCCGAATTCCTTTTTGCCGGGGGTCACGCGAATCTCAGTGATCCTCTCACCGATATTGTACCTCTCGGTCTGCTGCTCTCCGGTAGTCCAGGCAATCATGTCATAACCTTCCTCGGCGGCGAGACGAAGCATCCGCTTCATCGCAAGCTCATGCCAGTTCTTCTCGAACGGTGCAGCAGGGACAGCGTTTGCATCGCTATCTACAATCGCATTGACGACCTCTTGCGCTGCGTCAAGTTCACGTTTCGCTTCTCTCGCAGTAAATTGCAATTCAGCAAGGCGAACATTCTGATCTTCCGTAAGAGGATGACTGTCGGCGTATTCCTTGGAAACAGTTCCCTCATCGACATTAAAATGCTCTCCATATACCGATTTGAGGAAATCGTTCATGTCGCGCTCGGCATCGTTCCATCTCTTCCAAGCGGCTCCTCGGGCGTCGGTAGCCTTTTCTCTGGCATTTACGTCCTTATATCCGACCTCTCTTCCCTCCTGATGTCGCTTGGACTGGATCTCGTCGATGAAGAGGACGCGGCCGCCTCTTTCATAGGTGGCCTCGAAATCCCTCGGCCTCAGCTCGTCTAATTCCGCAAGGATGCCCTTCGCGACGGTCTTTTCGGCCCAGCTCAAGGTGCCATAGTTGTCGTGGATGGCGTTTTCATACATGGACCTCGCGCTTTCAAACTGGTCTTCCTGAGGGATACTGCGCATCACGCTCTCATTGTCGTTCCAGTTCATGAGAACCCCTTCGATCGCGCGCCTCTGAGCTTCGCTGGTCGGCTGAGGGCCGACGTATTTCACTTCCACGGGAGCCCGACCGGCGCCCTTCTCTGTTCTCGTCTGACCGAAACGGATCCAGGCGATCGCGCGACCTTCGCCGGCGTCGCCGAAATGAAGTTCATCCTCGGTGTTCCACGGTTCGATCGTGGGAACCGTCAAGGCTATTTCTCTCCTGTTGTCGAGACCATCGGTCGTATAGGACAGGCGGGTGGAATTGGCGGTTTTGTAGTTTTTCGTCCCGTTCTTGAGAAGCTCCTTACCGTAGTTGAATATCTTCATCTCGTCCTCGTCGGATATAACCTTCGAGCCGTCCTTCTCAGGGCCGACCTTATCGTCATGCTCCCGGTTATACAGATCGACGGCCACGCGCATGTTCATGATGCCGTCAACATAGGGGACACCAGTGAAGTCATTCATCTCGATGAAGAAAGCCTCGGAGAAACCAGGATGCCGCTGGTTCAGCTCGCGGGTCGCCCGCTCGTCGGATTCGGAGTCATACTGGACCTCTTCTATCTGGATGCGGTTCGCGGCGATGTAGTCCATCACCTCGTCCTTGGTGATGGTCTTCTTCCTGGAGGCATGCAGCCAGTCGGTAAGTCCCAGCCACTTATCCTCGCCAGCCTTCAGACCGCCCTTTCCGGCGAGCATCTTCTCCCACTGCTCAGGCGTCGCCTTCTCCATGGGGATGGACTCTACAGCTGCCTCAGCATTGGAGATAAATCCGTTCTGGGTCTGATTCGCCTTGCGGAACATGGTCTGACCCTCCAGCACGGAAGCCTTCATCTCCGGGGTTATGTCCACCGAGTGCATGATACGAGCGTCGGTCCCGAGATCCGGAAGCTGGACATCCTCGACCTTCACACCCCACTTCTTGCCGTACTTGTTCATAAAGCGGGGGAGGATCTCGTCATAGAATCCCTTCATGCCCTCGCCACCGACGAGAAGGTTATCCCCTTCAATGTCCTCGTCCACATTCAAAGCCAGCATCCTCGCGGCCATCTCCTTCCCTACGATCGCGGAAAGGCTCTCACCACTGAAGTCTCCGTTCTTTGAATCCAAGACCTTGCCCTCGGCGTCCGTCGTGAGGACCTCGGAAAGGGCGCCAGCCGTAAACGCCAACTCGTAGACCCTGTTGCCTGATGCGTCGTCCTCGTTCCTCACGACATAATCGAGCACCTGGCCGATATCGTACCTGGCCGCCTGCTGAGTGCCGGTGGTCCAGGCGAGCTTGTCGTACCCCTCCTCTGCGGCAAGACGAAGCATCCGCTTCATCGCCAGCTCGTGCCAGTTCTTCTCGAACGGGGCATCAGGGATGAGGCGGGTCTCCTGGTTCATGACACGGTCGGCGCGCTGGTCCTCGTATGCGTTGCGAGCCTGGCTGCGCTTGAACTGAGCGTCCAGGACACGGGCGACATCCACTGCGGAGAGAGTCTCCAGGTATTTCGGATACACGCCTTCGCCGTCGAGAACGTCGCGCCACTTGTCGCCGAACAGCTCCTTGACGATGTCGTAGAACTCGTTTTCGGCCTGGATGACGGGACGCAGGGCCTCCTCGTCGGCCTTTTCGCTCTCCTTCTTGTTGAAGTATCCCTTCTCGCGTCCCTGCTGGTGCCGGTTGGACTGGATCTCGTCGATAACGAGGACCTTCCTGGACTTCAGGTCATTCGGGGCATAGGAGGACTTGGTATGGTTCAGGGAGGTCACGGCCTCCTCCAGGGTAGCCTCGGTGTTGAGCGGAATCTCATTGAGGTAGACGGTGAAACGACCGCCGCGCTCCACGATGTAGTCGTGGCCCATGTCAGGCCTGTCGGTCTTATACACCGTGTCGCCCCTGTAGTTCTTATAGGACACCCACTGGTCCGCCTTCGGCATGGACCGCTCGTAGGCCTCGATCTCCTCACGGGTGGCCGGGGTCCGGGTCGTCGTCTCGCCGAATCGGACCCAGGCGACCGCGCGGCCTTCGCCGGCGTCGCCGAAATGGACCTCGTCGCTCTCGTGCCAAGGCTCGATGTCCGGCACCCACAGGGCAATCTCGCGATTGTTCTGCAGACCCGCAGTGGTGTACTGCTTGCGGGTGTAGTTGATGGGACGGACTCCGAGGAAATAGCCGGCGGCATCCTCGTTGTCGACCTGGATTCTCATGCGGTCGTCGAGGGAGAAGGCCATGTCGAAGTCGTCTCCGCCATGATACCGCTCGCGCAGCTCGTCCCAGGCGCGCTCCGCGGGGTTCATCAGGGCCCTGGAGAAATCGTTCCAGGTCTGGATGCTTTCGTAGTCGAGCCGCTGCTCTTCCTCATCCCCGTTCTCGACACCGTCGATCAGGCCGTCGTAGATCTCGTCGAACTCGGCCTGCAGGTTCTCCAGCTCCAGCTCGCCGTATTGCTCTTCCTCTATCTGGATACGGTTCTCGGCGATGTAGTCCATCACCTCGTCCTTGGTGATGGTCTTCTTCCTGGAGGAGCGCAGCCAATCGGTAAGGCCCAGCCATTTGTCCTCGCCCGCCTTCAGTCCGCCCTTCCCGGCGATCATCTTCTCCCACTGCTCGGGCGTCGCCTTCTCCATGGGGATGGACTCGACGGCCGCCTCGGCATTGGAGATGAACCCGTTCTGGGTGCGGTTGGCCTTGCGGAACATCGTCTGACCTTCCATCACAGACGCCTTCATCTCGGGAGTCACGCGGACGGAATGCATCGTGCGGCTAGATTCCGCCACCTTATTGAGCTGGACATCCTCGACCTTGGCGCCCCACTTCTTGGCGTACTTGTTCACGAAGCGGGGGAGGATCTCGTCGTAGAAGCCCTTCATGCCCTCGCCACCGAACTCTTGCCCGGCAAAATCAATGGTCCCATCTTTCTCCATCAGCCGCGACGCGTTTTCCTTCCCGACAACCTCGGACAGGCTTCTTCCGACAAATCCTTCACCACCGTTCATTCCTCCAAGAATGACGCCGTTATTGTCAACGATAATTGCTATTGCCGGACTTTCCTTCATCCGTATTGTAATGGACTTATGCTGGCCTTCGTAACCTCCAGGCACTTCTGGAATCGTCTCGCTGACAGCGGAATCCGAAACACGGCTGAGGCTATATCTCTTTGCCTGCTGGTCGCCGGTGGTCCAGGCTACGGCGTCGTAGCCGTTCTCGGCCGCATAACGGAGCATGCGCTTGAAGGCGAGCTCGTGCCAGTTCTTCTCGAACGGGGCAGCGGGAACGGCGTTTTCAGGCAGAAGCTCATCATGCAATGCCTGAAACTCCTTACGGAGGTCGTCCGCCTCGCGGCGAAGTGTCACATAGTTCTCGTATAGTTCCTGAATCTTCGGAGAGTTTATGGCCTCGTGGTACTTTTCAAGAGATATCTCGTTACGATAATGCTTGTCGTCGAGATCCCTCCGCGCGTCCTCATAGGCCTGGTGCGCCTGATTCCTCATCAGTCCGCGGTGGAAGGCCCTGGTGCGGATGTCCTCCAGGCGCTCCGCCTCCTCGGGAGTCAGCGGCTTCTGATATCCATTCTCTCGGCCTGCCTGGTGCCGGTTGGACTGGATCTCGTCGATGACGAGGACCTTCTTCCCGGAGATGCCGTTGCGATAGTCATCGTTCTGCTTCTCACGGGCGGCGTCGAGCCGAGCCTTATCCTCGTCGCTCGCGACCTCGTTCAGCCTGTACGGAGGAACGTTGTATTTCTTCGCGAGCTCTCTATTCAGGGCGGACATCTCAGCGTCCCCGGCTCCGCTGGTCACGGTATCGCCGAAGCGGATCCAGGCAATCGCCCGTCCCTTGCCGGCGTCACCGAAATGCGTCTCGTCGGTCATGGCCCACGGGTCGATCGTGGGGACGGTCAGGGCTATCTCGCGATTGTTCTGCAGGCCTGCGGTAGTGTACTGCTTACGGACATCGTTGACCTTGGCCGGCATCTCGATGTCTTTGACCCTTCCCCAGAGGATGGCGTCTACTTCCCTGCGGTCGGCCAGACCGTATTTCTGCATGAGCATGTCGTAGGTGGCGTCCACATCCGCGGACGGCCCGTTGATGGCGAGCTCGTACTTGCCCTCGCCGTTCCGGTAACGACCATAATAGGCTCCACCGACCGGCTTGCCGAGGACATCGGCGATATCGGCGCTGTAGGCGTCGATAGCCTCACGGTAGTCGTCCGTGTAGTATTTCTCCTCGATCTCGATCCTGTGCGCGGCGATGAAGTCGGCGACCTCCTGCTTGGTGAGGGTCTTCTTGCGGGACGCATGGAGCCAGTCAGTCAGGCCGATCCACTTATCCTCGCCGGCTTTCAGGCCGCCCTTCCCGGCAATCATCTTCTCCCACTGCTCGGGCGTCGCCTTCTCCATTGGGATGGAGGCCACGGCGGCCTCGGCGTTGGAGACGAAGATGTTCTGGGTGCGGTTGGATTTGCGGAAGCGAGCCTCAGCGACCCTGTCGGAGAGGGTCTTCTCGACCTGGGCGAACATGCCTTCGTCGGTATTGATCCAGGCGACGTCGTCGATGGGCACGGTCTTGGAATAGACCTCGCCTCCACCTGCGTAGTCCTTCGCCTGCATCCTGGACGGAGTCACGAAGACGCCGTTGGCGATGGGATAGCTGCTGAACACGGTAATCCTGCCGTCGCGCAGCGCATTCTCCAGCGTCCGGTTACTGACGTCCGGATAGGCGGCGAGCTCTTCCCAGCCGCCGGTCCTGGCATCCTCCCGTGCGGCGTCGACCGCCTCGGCGAGGGTATGGATGTCCTTGACCGACCTGATACCGACATGATAGTCGTCCTTCATGGGATTGGTCTTGGAGATGATGTCCATCTGGGCCTTCTTGTGGTCGGCGCCCGTCTTCCTGAACAGCACGCCGGTTCCTTCCTCCTCCTGGATGGCGGCGAAGAGACGGTCGAAGTAAGGCTTCATGGCCGCATTCTCCTGCTTCGTGGCATACGGCCAGACGGAGAGGATGAAGTCCTCGCTCTGGTCGTCCACCTCGTCTGGCTTCCTGGCCAGCAGGGGAGAGACGATGCCCTTTCCGCCCAGCTCGTTGTAGGTATAGTCGGCGAACAGGCGCGCGGCCCGCTCCCACACCTCGCCCCAGTACGCGCCGGCCCGGCGGGACCGCCTGCTGTAGTCCAGGGCGTTCATCGCAGTCACGAACTCGCGGAAGGCCTGGGCGACCTCCTCCCGGACCACGTTCTTCGTGTCGGTGGCCATGTCGGAGGTGTTGCCGGTCTTCTGCTTCGCCAGCTGGTTGTCGAGGGCGTGGAACCATTCGTGCGCCAGGGAGCCGGCGCCCTTCATGCGGGTGAGGTTGATGACCTCCTTCATCGGCTCGTAGTGAGCCAGGGCTCCGCCCTTGCCGCGCGCTCCAAACGCCACGGCGAGACGGCCGCCGAGGAAGAAGGCCTTCGGCGAGATGCCGACCACCTCGCAGAAGTCCATGATGGCGTCGTAGGTCTTGTTCAGGTACTCCTGGCGCTCGGCCTGCGGCACCCAGTTGCCGAACTCGACGCCGCGCGGGGCGAACGTCTCCATGAAGCTCTTCTCGTTCACGTCCTTGCCGCCGCGGTAGTCGCGGCCCTCGCGCTGGACCATGCCGATGTTCGAGCCCATGAGCGCGTAGGACATCTTCGTCTCCTTCTCCACCAGCGCCTCGGCGTTCTCATTGAGGTACTCCTCGGCCTGCTTGCGGGTGTAAAACCGCTTCGAGAGGAAGATCTGACCGGGGATGAGGTTGCTCTTGACCCGGTAATAGCCGTTCTCGTCCTTGACGACCTTCAGGTGTCCGGTCTTCACGTCGCCGGAGTCCTTGGCCTTCTTGGCCTCCTTCTCCACGTTGACGACCTCGGGGTAGACCCTCTTCATCTTCAGGACCGCCTCCTCGAAGGTGGCGAACGGCCATCCCCTGTAGGAGCTGGGGCTGGCGACGACCCAGAACTTGCCGTCCACGCGGCCCTCGCGGATGTACGCGCTCTTTATCTGGCGTGCGGTGTTGGGATAGTCCAGCGCCTCGTAGGTGCGCTTGTAGTCGTTATAGTCGCGAAGGTGATGCTCGAAGTCCCTTCGTATCCTGCTACGGATGTCCGGCATCTGCTGGATGCGCTCCGGATACTGGCCGAAGACGTAGTCGACGTCAGCGTCGGTGATGTCGAACGACAGGTCCTCGCCCTTCTCCCAGGCGGAGGCCATCTCGCGGTACTTCATCATCATCGCGGTCTTGAAGGACTCCATGCCGGTGGCGCCGCGCACCGCCATGTTAGCGGAGAGCAGCATCACCGCGTCGCCCTGGGTCATCTGGCCCTCGGCGAGGTATTTCGCGATCTGCTTGCGGGAGAGGATCTTGTCGGGGTCCTTGAGCTCCAGGAGGTCCTTGGCGGTGAGCTTGAAGGAATCCCGAATCTTCTCCCGGGCCTGGTCCTTCCTCGCGCCTCCGATCTTCTGACCGAAGTCCTCGATCTTCGCGTCCTTGAGTTTCTTCGAGGGCGCTGCAGCCGGTTCCTTCTCGGCCTTGGCTGTCTTCTTGGCGGCCTCTTTCCGGAGGCGCTCGTAGCTCTCCCGGAGGATGTCCTGCAGGTCCTCGCGCTTGATGTCGAAGCCCATGTCACGCAGGATCTCCCGGACCTTGGCGACGAACTTATCCCAGGCGGAGCGGTTGTCTTCCGTGGAGAGGTTCTCCGCCAGGTTGGCCACATACTCGTCGGCCGCGGCGCGGCGGATGTCCTCCTCGCTCCGGCCGTTCATGTCCGGGCGGACGTAGTCGGTCCATTCCTTGCGGTCCTTCTCGGACATCACGTCGTTCCAGACGGAGTCCATCAGGCGGGCGAAGCGCTCGGGACCGAGCATCTCGCTGACACCCTTGTGCGCCACCACCTCGTGCAGATAGGTCTTGTCGACCTCGGACACGTCGGCCGTGCCGGGGAGATAGACGTACACCTCGCCGGTTCCCTTCTCGAACCAGCCGGAGACGGTCTCGCCGCGCTCGATCGCCCGGCGGGCGGCGGCGTTCTTCACGCCGTCCAGGGACTCTATGATATTTGCCTTGACGCCTACCTGGCGCTCCCATTCATGGACGCGATCGCGGAGCGGGACCCTGCGGGCCTCCTCGCGTTCCGCGGCGACCTCCTCAGCGCTGCGGCCGGTGGTGAAGGCCACGGCGGCCGCGGCCTCGGCATCGAGGTCGATGCCTCCGTGCTGAGATCCGTCCTTCTTGACGGACTTGTACTCGGAGAAGGGCTTGGTCTTCCGGTGGGAGCTGTCGATCCATTTTCTGAACTCCTCCTTGGACACCTCGGTGATGGTGCCCAAGCCGGTCCAGCCGGGGGAGTAATTGGCAAGGTACGCCTCGCTCGCCTCGTCGGCAGAACCGAAGCCGTACATGACCTTGTGCTCGTCGAAGGAGCCGTCGGGCTTCACCTGGTCCACAACGAAGACCTTCCCCTCGGTCGGGTCGTCCGACAGGAAGACGTCGATATGGTCACCGTCCACACCCTCGGTGCGGCGGATGTAACCATAGTTGTTGTTCATGGTGACGGACCACTCCTTCCCGCTGGCGTCACGTCCGCTGCGGACGGAGCCCTTGGGGTTCTCAATGGAGATGTCGTAACCGTCGACGGTCACATGGCCCTTGCGGTAGTTGCCGGCCTCCTTCTGCGCATCGGTCGGGTTGGTGTCGACCTGCGCCGCGGCCTCGTCGATAGCCTGGACCACCGGGTTCTCGCCGGTGAAATCCGGAAGGTCGCCTACTTCTTCGGAAGCGGCTCCCTCTTCTGCTCCTGCCAGAGGTGTATCAGATACCGACCCAGCGCGTGCTTGACCGGTATTCCCTTCTCCTCCACCGTCTTCGCCTCGGAGATCTCGCAGGCTATCTCGTCCCGGAGCTTCGGCTGAGTCTTCGCCCAACGCATCGCCTCCTTCGAGGCTTCCACGAATCCCTTCTTCTCCAGGTACTCGTCCGTGAATTTCTTCAGACTCTCGTAATTGCTGCTCATACTGGTCGAATTGATCTTCTGCAAAGATAGCATTTATTTCGTCATAATTCTCAGAATACTCCCGGGCCCTCTCATCAAGATGAAGGTCATAGTAATCCAGGAGATCGTAAAGTAGCATGCCGGCCTTCCGCGCCTCTTCGTCCATCTCCCGCATCATCTCGTCATAGGCGGCCTGCCGGTCGCGATCGTTCCCGTCCGAAGACTCTTTCAAAGACTTGTGCTCCTCCTTGACCTTCTCGAACATCATGGACGCAGTCGGCTCTTCACGGAGGACCTCCAGCAGTGCGTTAAGGGCGAAGGTCGCGTCTCCGCCGGCTACATTGTCGGTATCCACGCCGAGCTCGCCGGCGTAGGCCTCCAGGAGCTCGTCGGCCAGCTGCTCGGGATACTTGCCGTCCTCATTCCTGAGAAGCCATATCCGCTGCTTCATTTCTCCGGCCCCCTTGTTAAGGTGCGAGCCGAGGCCCTTCTGGACTCCGTCCTTGCTGTCGCTCCAAAGGAGCTTGGCCTGCCCGCGGAGGAGGGTCTGACGTATGAAGTCCTTAAACGACCCGATCTGGCCGTCCTTGCCGATCTCGTCGAGCTCTGCGGAGTAATTGCCTTTCCTCCGCTTGGCCTCGACGGCCTTTCTGACGTTCAGCTTGCGCTGCATCTCCGCACTGGAAGGGCCGGCCTTCTCGGTCAGGACCGGCTCGGCCGCCGGAGCGGGCTGTGCCTGACTGTCGGCATAGGCGCGGACGGCGTTCCAGTAGTCCAGCGTCTGCCGGGCGGTTTCCACGGGCTGCCTGGCGGCGTCCCTGGCGGCCTTGTAGTCGGCTGGGGTGTCGTAATTCTCGGGCTTGACGGCGTCGAGCGCCTTCTGCGCGTCGGCCAGCGCGGCCTCCGTCCGCTTGATCTTGCCGGAGATGAAACCGGAGGCTTCCTCGGGCGTCTCGAAGGACGGGTCGGAATAGATATCTTGATAGGTGGCCTCCACTGGGGCCTCCTGGTACTGCTTCACGCCGCTCCCGCTGACGGGGACCGCGGGCTCCTGGGCCGGAGCGCCGGCGACGCTTTCATTTTCTGTAACAGTCGGAGCGGGCTGCGCATTCAGCAGCTCGTCCATGTTGATGACCGCCTCAGCCGGGATCTCGATGAGGCCGCCGGCCTCGTTCTCGGGATCCACCGCGTCGAAGACCACCTCGCCGTCCTCGTCCAGACGCGCGCCCTCGAAGCGGTAGGTGGCGTCGCCGGTCTCCCAGTGCACCTTGATGTCTGAGCCCTGAGGGATGGAGGCGTACCGGGCCAGGGCCTCGTCAGCAGTGGCGGCTTCCGCCTGGGTCCTCTCGGCGCGCTGGGCGTCGAACTGCGCGAGACGGGCCGCGTCGGCGGCCTCCACGGCCTGGGCGATCTGCCCGCGGGTCAGCTCCTCCCTGACGGTGCTGCCGTCCGGGGCGGAGATAGCCACGTTCACCGTGCCGTCCTCGTTCTCGACCATCCCCTTATCGTTGGGGACCACGGTCATCTCGGCGAGCTGGCCGTCCTGGGTGACGACCTGGCGGGTCTCGCCCTCGGCGTACTGCAGGGTGCCGTCTATCTTGTCGGCCTCGGCCTGGGCCACCTCCTCGCGGATCTGCGCGGCGACGGCCTCCTTCTGGATGAGCGGGTCGATGAGCCCGTCCGTCTCCACGACGAGGGCCGGCGTGGACCATTCGTTCTGCCCGGTCGCGGCGTCACGCACGATGATAGCCTTATCGGAGGCAGAGCGGTCTATCCGGCCGTCCTCTCCCAGGGAGACGTTGCCTCGGACGATGTATCCCTTGCGGCCGTCCGCCAGGGTGACGGGGATGACGACGTTCATGTCGGTATTGACGTTCCTGTCGATTTCGGCGTAGGCCTGGTCGGTCTGGTTGCCGATGTCGTCCTTCACGCGCTGGATCATGCCGTCATAGGTGGCCTTGGCGTTGATGTAGTCCATGGCGACGGCCTTCTGCTCGGGGGTCCAGCCCTCGGCTCCCTCAGCGACGTTCAGCTCGTCCAGGGTGATGTCGTCCTCGCCGAAGGTGTCACGCAGCGCAGCGCGCCTTGCATCCAGCGCGACCTTCGCGTCGTGCATCTCGGAAGGCGTGGAGAGGGAATAGCCGTTGTCGAAGGACGTCTCCGCGTCCTTCTGCTCGGGGGAGACCTCGCGCTTCTGGTCCGCCGTGAGGGCGCCTTGGTATTCCATGGAGGCCTTCGCGTAGTTCAGTGCCGCCTGGCGCTCCTGCTGCGTGAAGTCACCTGTCAGGACGTCGCGGACGGCGGCGTTCGGGTCGGAGGAGAACATCGCCGTGAAGGCGGTCCAGTCGTCCGGGTTCCGGAAGACGGCCTTGCCGGCGCTAGTCGATCGGTCGAGCTGGTTCTTCGCGCGGTATTTAGGGGTTCGGTATCCGAATGTCTTGACGGCTCCGAAGAAGCCGCCCATCAGTCCGACACCCAGGAAGGTGTCGATGTTATTGTCCAGGTTGAACACGCCGGTCTCAGGATCGGCGTCGAGCGTCTGGTCGCCGACCAGCAGCGCATTCATGATGCCGCCGGTCACCTCCTCGGCATATTCGCCGATAGGACCGTTCCATTTCGCGTGGCGCTCGAAGTCTCCGACCATCTTCGCCAGGTCGGAACCGTTGATGTTGTCTATGAAGTCGACGACCTGCCCGAGATGCACCTTATCCATTCCCCTGCGGGCGGCCTTGCCGGCACCGCCGAGGAGCGGGGCGAAGTATTCGCCGACCATCTCGGAATAGTTCTCTATGACGCGGGAGCCGAAGGCCTTGGCCGCGGCCTCCACCGGCGCCTCGCCGTCACGGATGCCGTTGAAGAAGCTGTATCCCTGTTCATTGTATCCGACGGAATCGCCGTTCAGGCCGGCCATGCGCTCCATCGTCTCGCCGGCGACCCCGGGCAGACCGGTCGTACCGGCCATGATGGTCGCTCCGGTCAGGTCCGCAGCCGCGCGTCCGGCACCGCGGAAGACCTTATGAATTCCCTTCTTCGCGGCCTGCTTGCCGAAACGCTGGATGGCGTAGCGGGCCATCTTGTTCGTGGCGGCGTTACCGATGGAGGAGGCGGGGTTGATGCACATCTCGATCATGAACGGGATGCTCTCCGCAGTCACGGAGCCGGCCTTATAGCCGCGGCCGACATACGAGCCGAAATAGGCGTTCGTCGCGAGCTCGACGGCCTTGGCGTCGAGGAGCATCTGCTGTGCCTTCGTGAGCGGCTCGCCCTTGTCGAAGGCGTCCAGGGCCGCGAGCAGAGCCGCGCCGTTCTGGATATCGGACACGCCCATGTCCCAGGTGTCCAGGTCGAAGAACTTCTGGCCGAAACCGCGGGCCACACCACCGGCAAACGAGCTCTCCAGCCATTTCTCGAACGTGCCGGACTGCGCGTTATGATTGGCCTCCTCAATGATGCGGGAGGCGTCCCGCACGCTGCGCTGTGCAGCCTGGAGCGCCCTGTAATCGTCCTTTTCTGTCTGGGAGAGCGTATTGAGCTTGTCTGCCGTAGCCGGCATGGACATCGGGCCCGGACCTCCGGAGGACATCGGCATAATCCGGTTCAGTCGTTCGGCGAAGCTCTCCTTCTCGACCGCGTCACGGAAACGTCCGGACGCGATGTCGTTTATCTCCTGGATCCCTGCGTCGATGTCATCCGTGAGCTGTCGGACCTGTTCCGTATTGGCCCTGGCGCGCTGGTCTTCCGCCTCGCGCGCGGAATTGTTCACGGTACGGTCGAACATGCCCTGCAGCTGCATCTTCGACATCTGGGAGATGACGGGCTTGCCGTCCACCTCGGCGCCGTTGATGACGACATTCACGGTTCCGTCGCCGTTGTCGACGACGCCGTCCGCGTCGGGGTGTATCATCACGGGGATCTGGTCGCCGTTCTTCGTGGTCACCTGGTAGACGTGACCCGCGGTAAAGTCCACCTTTCCGGGCTTGGGAACCGGAGACGTGGCTGGCTGGTTCGGGCGCTGGATGACCGGCTCGCCCAGGGCGATTCTCGCCCGTGTGTCGGCGCGCTGCTGAGGCGTCACCTCCCTTCTTTCAGGCACGGAGACGGGACTGCTCTCGCGGATGGGCTTCGGGGCGGACTCGTACATCGCCCCCTCCAGTTCCAGCGACGGCTTGAACGGATCCCTCTTCGCCTCGGGCGGACGGACCTGCTGTCCGGGCCTGGCGGACGGTGCGGACTGCTGCTGGGCGCCGACCCAGGATCCCTTTACGGTCGCGTTGTGATTCTTGATCCAGTCGATGTGTGATTCATACTCCTCCGGCCCGACGGTCTTGGACGCTCCGGAAGGAAGGGTGATCTCGAAGGAGTTCACCTCCGAGACCTTCGCGTTGTGACTGTCCAACCAGTCTCTCTTCTGGTCGATCTTATCCGCATCGACGATCCTGGACTCACCCGAGGGAAGCGTGACGCTGAAATACTTTTTATCTGCCATGTTGCTGACTATTACCAGTCCTCGAAACCACTGTCGTCATTGTCGAAGCCGTCCCAGACGTTGATCTGGGTCCCCTTCGCGGCGGCCTCCACCTCGGCGGCGAGCTGGGCGGTGCTCTTCCGCTTCTGCGTCGTGGACTTGCGGCCGAGGCCGTCCGTCCTTTCGACGGACTCATAAGGGTCGATCCCGTACTGATGGGCGTATCCCTCGACGGCACGGCTGTAGTCCGCCTGGGAAGCGTATGACTGTTTCCTTCCGCCGATGGAAAGGGTGTACTTGCCGGAACCACCTCCACCACCTCCGCTGCGGCCCTTCGACATGCCGACGCCGGGGGACCGGTCGTAATAGCGGGCGCGGGCCTCGTTGTATTTCTGCTGGCTCTGATGGGTCTTGGCCTGCTCGTCGTAGTATCTGATCTTCGCGTCGGACTCGGCCTTTGCGATGGCGGAAGACTGCTTGCGGGCCTCCTCCTGCGCCTCCAGACGTCGGCGTTCCAGGCCCAGCTGGTCCTGCCAGCGCTGCTGCTGGTCCATGTTGTTCCGGATCCTCCAGTACATGTCGTTGAACCGGTCCATCTTCGCCTGACGCTCCTTCTCGATGCGCTCCCAGCGCTGCTGGGCACGGGCGGACATGGACTGCTCGGGATTGTAGTTGCTGTAGCCGGTCTTTCCCGCGAAATAGAGGTTGGCAAGCGCGGACACGCTGTCTCCGATGGCGGAGAAGAGCTTCTCGCGGCGCTCCCGCTTCTCCTCGGTCGCCCGCTGCTCGGGTGTGAGCGGCTTGTAGCCGGACACCATCGCGGCTATCTCGGTGAGGTCCAGGGCGGGCTTGTGCGCCTCGGGTGCGACAAGGCCGGTCGCCGGAGCGGCGGCCTGCACCTGGTTGTTCTTCGGCTCCGACTGCAGCTCGTCGCCGGCGAGGATGACTTTCTTGGTATCGTCTTCGGGCATGGCTAAAAGGCTTTGGCGATGCTTCCGGCAGCGTCGGCGACACCCTGGACGGCCTGCTGGGTCGCGGCGGCCTTCTGCTGCTCCAGTGCGTTTTTCTGACTCATGAGATCCGCCCTGGTGCCCATGTACTGCTGTTCGATAGCGTCCTTGCTGGCTGCCAGCTGGGCGGCGAGATTGCTGGTCGTGTCGGCCAGCATCTGGTTATTGGCGGCCTTGGCGGCGGCGACGCTCTCCTCGGAGGACCCTCCGACGGCGGCCGCGCCGGCCGCGCTGCGGTTGTTCTCGCGCATGGCCCTCGTCGTCATCGTGAGAAGACGCTGGGCGTCGGCGCGCTGGGTGGCGTCCTCGTTGAACCTGCGGTTATACCATTCGAGATTTTCGGTTTCCAGCTGGCCGATATTGCCTGCCACTTTATCCATGGCCTTGCGCTGGATGATTCCTCCTGCTATTGCCCCGGCGGCCTTCATGCCGGCACCGACGGCTGAACCGATCATTCCCATAATGACTCTAGAGTTAACGGTTAAAAATTCACGCACAAGATACTGCGTTATCTTTGCGGTGCATTCTTAACGGTTAAAACACAAGGGATATGGCATACAAGGACGGACAGAAGAGCGGCGGACGCAAGAAGGGGACGCCGAACAAGACGACCGCGGCCGCCAGGAAATTCATGGCTTCCATCATGGAGGAGTACGCCGACGGCGAGCTGATCAAGGAGGACTGGAAGAAGCTGAAGCCCCGCGACCGGATGGAGCTCGCGAAGGACATCCTCCCTTACCTGGTGCCGAAGCTCCAGGCCGTCGCCGTCATCGAGGACGAGGAGACCAACGGACGCCGGCGGACCATAGAAGACCGCCTCATCGCCCTGTCCGGCTCCGTCGACGGGAGCGAGGTAAAGGACGACGAGGACGAGTAAAATAGTCTACAACCGTCTACTGTAGACCTAGACGGCGATGTTGGCCAGGCGGAAGAGTTCCATGACCTGGCAGTTCTCATAGTAGCTCATGAAGTCGACCGACCTGCTGGAGTTCACGAAGTCGATCAGCATGCGGTTCACCTGGTCCACCTTGCGGTTATCCATCCTGATGTATACGAACGTGACGGCGTGCGACCTGTCCGAATGCCCGAGCGCCTGGCCGATGATGTCGACGGGAACGCCGAGCTGATACGCCAAAGTGGCCCATGTGTGCCTGGACCAATATGTAGAAAGGCCGGGGAAGATGGCCTCGCCGGTCTTCCTGGAGCTGGTGGTGTAGTGCAGGCCCAGCTTCGACAGGGCGCGGTTCATGTGCTGCAGGTAGTCCTTCGGGTTGGCATAGCGGTCGAGAGGGGAGAGGAGGTAGTCCTTGCCCTCGTATTTCCTGATGATCTCCATGGCCTCCGGCTGCACCTTCACGCTGTAGTGCTTCCCGGTCTTCCGCCGGTCGTACTCCAGCCGGTCCCCGACGAGCTGGCTCTTCCTCGCGCTGAACAGGTCGATGAAGTTGATCCCGATGAGGTAGAACATCAGCATGAACATGTCCCGGTACTCCACCTGCCAGTCGTCCAGCTCGGCGTCGCGGATCCTCCGCAGCGTCTCCACGTCCATCGACCGCTTCACCGTCTGCTCTTCGCGAAGGTCTATCTGCTTGAAGGGATCCTGCTCGACGAGACCCTCCGACCGCTCGTGGTTCATGAAGGACTTCAGGTTCCTAAGCAGGATGCTCCTGGAGTTCTTCGTGTTGGTCTTCGAGAGGAAGGCATCCAGGGAGACGATGTAGTCGCGGTCGATGTCCCCGATGTACCTTGAATCCAGGTCCGGGTCGTTCGCGCGCATCCGGTCGAGCGTGCGTAGATATAGGTTCTTCGTCCCTTCGGACCTCTTGGTGCCGACGTATGCCTCGTACAGGGGCACGAAAAGGAGCTTCCGCTTCTGGGCGAGCCTGCGCTCCTCCGCCCGTTCCGGATACAGGCTGTCGACGATCGTGGCCTTCAGCTCGTCGGCGGTCATCGACTGGACGTCCCTGGACATCGTGAGCAGGAGCAGCTGGCTCTCCACGTCCGCCACCTGCTTCCGGATGGCGACATTGAGGGCGGCGCTGTCCCTTCGCCTGACGACGTCCTTCCCGTCCCACTCGGATGGGAGCAGGCGGATGTTCAGCGGGATGGAGACCGCGGAGTTCCTGTGACGGATGACGATCTTGAGCGGGCCGGGCTTCGTGTCCGGCAGACCTCGCATGTCGAGGTACAGTTTGATGGTGGCCATGTGCAATCAGTTTTAATGGCGTTAAACTTTTTGCACGGATTCTGCACGGCCGCACGGTTAAAAATGCAATAAAATGTAATGTTTTGCAATAAAACTTGCGACCCCTTTGCTCGCCGACCACTAGATAAACAAGAAAAAGCAAAAAGGGAAAGCCTTGATTTACAAGCACTTCCCCTTTAAGCGGTGCGGACGAGGCTCGAACTCGCGACCCCCGGCGTGACAGGCAAACCCGTGCTTTGGAAACAATTTATTTTCAGCTCCTTCCGCTCCGCTGAAAAACCCTTGCACGGATTCTGCACGGATAGGCGGCTGAATGGATTTCAATGAACGTATTTTTGTGCGAGTCTATTCCAGAACCTCACCGCCGATCCAGAATATAGACAGGATTACAACCGCTGTCTGGAAATAGACGTGGAAAACTTCTGATAGGCTCCATCTCTCCCTGGAAAGTATTTCGTCAGACCTGGACCGGACGCGATAGCACCCGACAGGAATGATTGGGAGGAGGAACAGGCAAAGGAACGCATACCTAACCTCAGAACTATTCTCGCTACGCCAGTCGTCGCTCTGATCATCAAACCTGAACGAAACAATGGTGTGCTTGATAATTAGACCGCATCCGGCATAACTTCTAATGCGTCTCCTTTCTTCCTCAGAGACTGGATCGTCGTATTTCGGCTTCCATTTCCTCGGCGACTCAATGAAGCCGGCGAGGATGCTGACGATGCAGATGCTGACGATAGAGACAAGGAACCACATTATTTCGTAGTCAAATTCTTAATGACTTCAACCAGGGTCTTATTCTGCTGGATTAGCTCGTTTACCTGAAGGTCGCGACGTTCGATGGCCAGGAGAAGCTGATGGACCTTTTCTTCCTCATCATCCCTGGCAGGCATTGATACCCTTCCACCAACCATCTTCCCGATGTTGTTTCTTCCACCGTTCTGACGGATATAGTCGCCTTCGATCATTTGGTCGAACATAGATATGTCCCACCCTTTATCATTGTTAATGAGTTTCTGAAACTTTTGAGCGGGCAGCTTGTCTTTCCCGTTCTCTATCTTGGAAACAAAGCTCTTTTTCATGCCCAGATAATCACCCAATTCTTCCTGTGTAAGACTATTTACCTGTCGAAATATCTTTAAAACCTCCATAAATCATCATTCTGATAAAAAAGTTTCCGAAACGCTTGATAGTTTCCGAAACTTTTATTTACTTTGCCTTTGTAAAAGGTTAACTAATAACCCCGTAAAGCCTTTTACATTGTTTTGCAGAATGCAAAGTAAGCAAAATTTACCTATCGACGCAAGAACTTTCCAGCAAATCTGGATGACTTGCACGCCGGCCCAGCAAGCAGAGGTCCGGTGTCAGCTGCAGCGCCAGGTAGGCTGCACCAGACAATCAGTGAATAATTGGTCCAAGGGTACGATTCCGATTTCCCTTCTCGTCCGCAAGAAAGCGGCGAAGGTGATAGGTTCGACCCTTGGACTTAATCTTATCCCGGACACCCTGTTCTCCCGGGCGCCGAGGAACCAGACGGACCAGGCATGAAGACCAGCGGAGAAGAGCGCCCGGCGCTCCTGCCGGAGAGCAGAGAGGAACTGAACGACCTGAAGGATGCCGTCTGCCTCCTGATGGAAAGCGCAAAGAAAGGCGTGGACTTCTGGTCGCGCATGGTGAAAGAGAAGGGGCTGAGCCCCGAGAGACTGCAGATGCGCGAACAGGCCCTGGAGGCGAAGCGGTCCCAGCTGAAGAGGAGCGAGAATTTGCTGGCCGCCTTGAAAGAATACGACAACATCGAGATACAACCCGCAGAAAGAAACTGAAATGATAACCGAATTACCCCCTACCGTCAACAGCTCGGCGATCTATTCGCCGTCCGAGGTCGCCAGGATGCTCAACGTGAGCTATCCCACCGTATGGCGCTGGATGAACGCGGCCGACTCACGCCGCAGGCTGCGCTGCGGCTACCACCGCCACAACGGGCGCCCGTTCGTCAAAGGACAGGAGCTCATCCGGTTCTTTCACGCGGAAGCGTAGACACATGCGCGGAGAGCCGCGCCACTAGACAAACAAGTAACCCCAATTCTGGAGCGCCGAGGCCGAGAGGTCACCAAGGCGCCCCACCTCCGGAGGAGAAGGAGCCAGGTGCTCCCAGTCGGCAAAAGCGTCATTAGTAAATCATATCAGGTTCCGCCGACGACAGACGGGTTCGACTCCCGCCTCCTCCGCAAGACACTAAAGATTTTTGCAATATGAAACTGATCGACACTGCCACCAGCATCACCAGGTCCTACGCGGACCTCCTCGCCCGCTCCCTGAGAGCCCTGACGTCCAGGGGAATCGACGCGCTCATGTCCGCCGTCCTCCTCACCATCTACTCCGTGTTTCGGAAACTCTGCCTCGTGTCCGCCGGCGCCTGCCTGGTGGCCGGCTTCTGGAAGCCCCACTGCTTCGCCCTCGCCGCGCTTCTGTGGCTGGTCTCCGGCCTTTTCAGCGACACGGTGAACGAGATGGAGGAATCCGCCCTGGAGGACAGGTGATGGACCCCGACGAGCTGGCCGACCTGGCTGAGGGATACCGGCGATACCGGGACCGCATGCGCAGTCACTACTGGAAGCCGCCGAAGCTATGGGACACGGATGCCGACGGAACCGTCGGAGCCTGGAAAGACAACGAGAACCACAATGATGAACCGAAAGAACAGATATGCCGAAAACAACTAATACCGACCTGGTGGTCTTCGCGGTCCGCCGGATCCAGGAGGCGAACCGGAACGTCCTGCACATGCCGGCGGTCGCCTGCGCGGCCTCGGTGATCCAGATACACGGGATGTTCCCCTGCCTGGAGCCAGTCCTGGACGAGGTCCTGGACGAGGCGGTGAGGGACGGACGCCTGAAGAGGGTCCGCTGCATCAACCTGGACAGATATGAGATTCCAGAAAGAGAGGAGGACCGGCCATGATCTATGTAGCGGTATGGAACAGGCGCGAGACCGGCATCATCGAGGAGAGGTATTTCCCCGACACGGACTCAGGCGCAGAGAAGGCGAAGGCCGCGCGGACGGAATATCTCGCCAGATACCCGGAGTGCACGGTCGTCTACAGGGACGAGAAACAGGAACACGTCGAACGAGGATGACATGGACAGACAGAAGACCATAGTGGTGAAAAGCCCGGAAGGGAAGGAGACCAGGATACGGCTCTCCTCCGTCGTCTGCGTGGAGAGCCGCGGCGTGGCCGTAAGGCATTACTATGTGCGCCACCACGGGGGCCGCACCCGCGAGGTGGACAGAGCCTCCGCCGAAGCCGTTTTCGATGCCATCCAGCCTCAACTGTTCTGACGGGATATGGAGAGATGGCTGAAACTCTATGCGAAATTCGCCGACTGGGAATGGCACACGAAGCCGGAGATGGTGAGCGTCTTCGTACACCTGCTGGTCTGCGCCGCAGGGAAAGACGGCGCCTGGCAGGGGATCCCGGTGAAGAGAGGACAGGTGGCCATCGGCCGGCGGGCCCTCGCCACAATGACCGGACTCACCGAACAGAAGGTGCGGACCTGCCTCCAAAACCTAAAATCAACCGGCGAAATAACCATCGAAACAACCAACCGATTATCAATCATAACTCTCTGTAATTACGAAAGATACCAAGATAAGGATTATCAAGTTAACCAACAGATTAACCAACAAACTAACCAGCAATCAACCAACCAGCCAGAAAGGAAAGAAGAACCAAGAAAGGAAAGAGTTTCAAAGATGGTAGAAGACATGAACAAGAAGAAGAAGAATTTGTTTTTATATTCTAGTCCTTCCGCGCACGCAGCGGGCGATACATGTGAGGCGTGTGATGCGCATGAAACACCCGTGCCCGCGCGAGGAAGCTTCTCTTTCCTGACCCTCTCCGTCAAGCAGCAGGACGAGGAGCGCGGCAGCTTCTTCAAGACGTTCTTCTGGGGTAATGCATGGTCCCCTGAGCAAGCTGTGAAAGAGTTCATCCGATTCAACGAGAAGAACGGCTGGACGGCCCGGACCTCCGACACCGTCTACGGCACCCCGTCACAGCGTCTCGCCCTGGCCGAGGAATGGGCCCAGGACGACCGCTTCCGCCGCAGGTCGGAGGACTACACCTGGCTATTCCGCGGCATCGTGGACAATCTCTGCAGCATGTGGCCCGACATCGAGGACCTCCTGCTCTGGGACGGGACGGGCGCCGAGGTGACGGGCACGAAGGAGAGGGCGCTGGTCACCATACACTGTCCCCGCGAGGCGATGACGCGCCTGATGACGAAGGAGGGGACAGAGGTGGTTCAGGCGCTTCTCAAGCCCGGCTGCAGGATCCATTACACCTCAACGCCCATAACTAAACGATGATGCAGGACAAGACTCTCATAGAGGCGTGCGTCGCCGGCGGGACGATAGGTCTCGCCATCGTGGGCCTGTACCATTTCTTCCTGGACCTCCGGCTGCTTGTCGCGGAGAAGGCCGACCCGGCGAGGATAATTCCTTACCTGCTGATACTCGTGTTCGTGATGCTGCTCTACTGGGCCGGCAGGCATACGGAAAAGGAAAGCGACCATAGGAGATGAAGAACAGATGGACATACCAGGACGTCGACACGCTCAAGCGTGAGTATCCCGTCCGCGAAGCGGAGGAGGTGGCCGCCATGCTCGGACGCAGCGTGCAGGCCGTATTTGTCAAGGCGTATAAGCTGGGCCTCAGGAAGCAAACCTACGGGATCGTCTGGACGCCGCAGATGCTGAAGCTGCTGAAGGATTTCTTCCCGACCATGTTCAACGTCCCGCTCGCCAAGTGGATCGGAGTGTCGAGGAGCTCGCTCCTCCGCAAGGCCCGGGAGCTCGGGCTGGAGAAGAAGCCCGGTTTCCGGGAGGACCGGGCGGAAGACATCCGCCATAACCAGAGCATAGGGGCGAAGCGCAGCAAGAACACGCGGGGACGGATCAAGAAGGGAGAGCACGTCAGCCCGGCCACTGAGTTCAAGAAGGGGCACGTCCTGAGCGAGGAGGCGAAGGCCAGGCAGATAGCCGGCCTGAAGCGCTACTGGAAATACCGCAAGCAGCGGGAGGAACTGATAAAGCACGGAATCAATATATGACACAGAGAGATCTCATCGACACCTACATGTCAAGCATCGGCAGAAAGCTGGAGCAGGGAGAGAACGCGGAGCCGCTACTCCCCTTCCTCCTGGGCGACGCCATCTATGACATCTACAACAGGGACATTAAGCCGTATCCGCTCCGGCATCAGATGAAGCGGATGCGCAACTCGTGGGCAGAGGCCTACACGAGATTCAACAAGCCCTTCTTCGGGGCTTTTGACGAGGACGCCAGCATTCAGGTGACCGACCTGATGGACGACTTCGAGAAGTACATCGACAACGACCTCACGATCCTGCGCTCCCATGTCATGCGCATCCTCGGTGACGAGATCCCCTTCGAGAAGCGGCAGGTCATCACGTCCGCCCTCCTGTGCCACGTCCTGGCCCAGTGCGCAGAGATCGCCTGGGGGAACGTCCATCGGGTAGTGACCAGACCGAGCCGCTTCGCGCGCCATATCAAGCCGGAATACAACAAGGACCTGGACACCATCAACCACGCTTCCTTCGTGATCGGGAATTATATCCATGCGCAGTATTCCACGAAGACCATCAATCCGAACAAATGCAAGGATGTCCCTCCGGCCCTGTCGAGGCTGTGCAAGCGGATCTACCAATGGCTGGAGGAGGAACCACAGGCGCGGAAAAGCGCGGCGCGAGCCACGCAGGGGTAATGAGACAGGATTAGTTTTTTCGTATGCATAGGTTATAGTTTTTAGTGGATCCCCACCGCGCCTTTTATAAATCGCACTTTAATGATTGAGATATGATTATAGTTTTACTCCTCGGCATCTTCTTCGGGTGGTTGCTTCCTTCCCCGAAATGGATGGACAAAGAAATTGAAATCACAAAATGATTGAGATATGAAACACGAATGTAGTGGATGTCCACATTGGAAATGGCACAAACGGGATGAACTCTACGGGAATCCTGGATACCACCTTTGTTGTGAGCCGGACTTCTGTGAGAGATTCGGTAAGAAGAAAATCCAACGGGACGAAAGCGGACACATCACGGATGCCGGACTTGCCGAAATGCAAAAGTCCTTGCCTATCGAAGTGTTTGCGAACTTCGACAACAAACCGCATCGTAGGATAAACACCCCGGAGGAATTGGATAGGTATCTATTCGGTGCGATTCCCTATGTCTTAACAACCTATTATAAACCGGCCCTAATTGATTGAGATATGATAGCAAAACATCCCGAAATACATATCGTGTCAATGACAGAGGACACGGTAACATTCCGAAAGAAAGACTTTGAAGATGTCCTCGATGACCTTAACAAACTGATGAAAGAGAACAAGGACAACAAGGGTGTTGGGGATAATGTGAAGAATTGGTGGAAAGGAAAGCGAGACCTTCTCGCTAACATTTGCTCCCTTTGGTGGCCTTTAACTCTATCATAATCGGCCCTAATTGATTGAATTATGCTGACAGAAGGATTGTTTACAAGCAGGACGGACGAGTGGGCGACGCCAGTCTCTCTCTTCGCCGAGCTGGATGCGGAGTTTCATTTCAACCTGGATCCCTGCAGCACCCACGAGAATGCTAAGTGCGAGAAACACTATACTATTGAAGATGATGGACTTACGAAAAATTGGGGGGGGTACAGAGTTTTCTGCAACCCTCCATACGGGCGGGCTATTCCCGCCTGGGTGCGGAAGTGCGCCGAGGAATCCAGGAAGCCCGGCACCATCGTCGTCATGCTCATCCCGGCGAGGACGGATACCGCCTACTTCCACGATTACATCTACCATCGAGCCCGGGAGATCCGTTTCATCCGAGGCCGTCTTCACTTCAACGAGAGTAAGAACTCGGCCCCGTTCCCATCCATGATTGTAGTGTTTTGACAGACATAGGGCGCGGAAGCGCCGGTGTGATGCTCGCGTGAGGGTTTTCCATTCAGATTCATAGGTAGTTTTAGTGTTACCTCTCCGCGCCCTTTCTATAGAAACCGACAACTAAAGACAGATTCATCGACATGAAAAAGATAATGTTCAACGATAAGTACGGCCTCACGAAAGCCGTGCTTGAAGGCCGGAAGACCATGACACGGAGGCTATTTTGCCTGCCAGACAGAGCGCCTACCCAGATAATGCTCATAGACGGCGTTGCATGGGTCCGCTATGGAGAGGAGGAGTTTATCGCTCCGACAAAATGTCAACCCAGATATAAGGTCGGCGAGGTCGTGGCCGTGGCGCAGAGTTACGAGTCCATTTACGACGAAATGTCTTGTAATTATACCGACACGATAGACAATGTGCGACCTCTGTTTGAATATTTTGATGGCCCCGGTTATGATAACAAGATGTTCGTGAAGGCCGACCTTATGCCCCACCAAATCCGCATCACGAATGTCCGTGTCGAGCGGCTGCAAGACATCAGCGATGGGGATGTTTACAAGGAAGGATTCAGCAAGGAAGCCGTCAATAATGGATGGGGAAACTACGCTTATCATTATGAGGCGATGCTTGTGTATTATGACAAACTTGGTCGGTCGAAGGAAATACGAAGTCGTACACCTCGTGAAGCCTTCGCCGCCCTCATCGACAAGGTGTCGGGCAAGGGTACATGGGCCAAGAATCCGTTTGTGTTCGTCTATGAATTTGAATTGATAAAGTGATAGGCCGGGGAGTTATTATGGATCAGGAGAAATTCAAGACTGCCGTCCGGGAGATGCGGTACTGGCAGAAGAAATACTTCAAGTTCAGGAATCCTGCCGCTCTGCGGGAATCCAAGGAATACGAGAGACAGGTCGACCAGATGCTGGCTGAGGACAAGCAACCAAAACTATTTGACCAATGATACACAAGAAGATCTACGTTCTCCCGGCTGAGTCCGACGAGAACTCCGTGTTCAACTACTGGACCGACATGGAGCTTCGCGACTCCGTCACCTTCATCCGTAAGGATGCGCTGATAAAGCTGGTTGGCGAAATGAAGGCCGGCGTCGCCTGCTTATCTGAAGACTCCGTGTATTGGGGGATGGGCGAGGCCTATCAGAGAGTGATCGACATGCTGAACGAATTCTAAACAACCGACAATATGAACGACGACAGACACAATTTTCTTAAGGAGTATAAACTCTACGAGGCTACCGCCAAACATGACGAGATCCGGCCGGAATTCGAGAGAGTCCATTTCCTCGGAGGCTATGCCTATGCCACGGACTCGCATGTCCTGGTCCGCGTGCCGCTAGGCATGTGCACCGCATTTGAGCCGACGGAGGCGGCCAGCCTCAACGGATACTGCATCCACCGCGACATGCTCAAGATGATCTACAAGTTCGAGCGGGTATTCATCGAGAAGACCATGACGACGGAAGACGCTTACGGAAACCTTCTCGAAAAGGCCCAGGACGTCGTGTACATCAACATCGTGTTCAAGGGCGAGCAGATTCGCTTCCGCCTGGAGCGGACGAGCATCCCGTTCGTGGAACAATGTGAGAAGTTGCTCCAGTCTAAGGCGCCCAGGGAACCGCTGTCTCGGATCGGCATCGACACGAGCCGTCTTGCGATGGTGTCTGCCGCGCTGAGCATGGAGCTCGTCAGCATGGACTTCACGACGGAGTCCAACAAGATATATATCACCTCCACCAACTGCCTGAAGGGTGGCGCGATGGCCATCATCATGCCGGTCCATGTGACCGGGACCCTGCCCGGTATGGAGGACGAAAACGAAGGGGAGGAATAGCCATGAATTATTTCGAGAAGAAATATAATGAGTCCCTTGGGCGAGCAAAAGAATACTACGCCAAATTGGGCGACATCAGACTCAAGAAGGAGATAGAAGATATCTTTCCCGGAGAACTCGGCGATATTGATGACAAGAAAATGTTGTCAATAATCATAGAAGGGTTTAAGAATTATAGTCGAGGATGCACCACATGGAACGATACTCCGGTCGAGAAAATAATCACATACCTAGAAAAACAGAAGCCCGCAGAGTGGAGCGAGGAAGACTATGATTACTATGATACCATTGTTCGCAAACTTGAAGTGATTGGTGATGATTCTGGTCTTACTGATAACCAAATCAAGTTTCTTCGTGAGCATTGTCCAATCAAACAAGAGTGGAGCGAGGAGGATGAAACACGGCGCACTAACGCTATCATCTTGCTCCAAACCCCTATTCTCCGCAAGGTGTATCAGCAAGGCGAAATCGACAAAGCGGTTGAGTGGTTGCGTAACCTCCGTCCCCAGCCTCAATGGAAGCCGAGTGATGAACAGATATGAAGGCACTGCACAAGGCGACCATTGCGGCTTATCGCGATTACGATGTGACACCCATGAAAGAGGCGGTGCGGCTCCTATTATCCATATTTAGGAACTCGTTTGATGATCTGGCGGTCATCTTTACTGCCGAGGCAGAAAACGACAAAGAAACAATCCTCAAGTACCTTGCGAATGTCAAGGAGTACACGGAAGAACTAATCGAAAAAGTGAAGAACAATGAGTAAAGCACCGGACAAAATCTATCATCCCGACAATGCGGTGTTGCGGACCGAAAAGATGTTGTACAACGATATTGCCTACATCCGCAAGGACGCACTCTTGGAGTGGGCGAAGAAACAAAAGGAGGAAACGAGTATCGGACTCTCCGAATATGACGCTGGTTACAATAACGGGCGGATGGAAATAACTAATGCACTAATCGAACAAATCAAATCACTATGAGCATCATCGAAACTATCAAAGCCGAGGTGGAAAGGCTGAAAGAAGAACACAAAGAACCAACCTTCCGAGGCGATGAATATGAGGAGGGCGGTCTAAATGGTTATCAACTCGCACTCGATAAAGTTCTCGCCAAACTCGACACCCTCCAAGAAAAATCGGAAAAGCCGATTAATCCTAAACCTATGATGATTGAATGGACAGGAAACAATCTCAAAGAAGTCATCGAGTTTACGGGCAAGAGTCCGAGGTTTGATGAATGGTTCAAGACTTGGGATGAATACGAATCCTATGTCCATAGTCACGGAAACATCCTCAAGTTATTCAACAAAGATGGAACTCATCTTGAAGTCCCCGTTGGTGCTTGGATATTCAAGACACCAGACGGATGGAATGTCCCTTCCACTTTTCTTTTACCAAGAGCAACCGTCAAGAAGGATAATCCTCTCTTTGATTCTTGTCTTGCCAAAGTGAATCCAGAGACAAGGGAGGAGGTGCGGAAGAACATTGACAAGATGATAGAGCAACCCGTCTGCGAGGGGTTGGAGGAAGAAATTGAAAGGTATCTACACTCTCTTGGAGTTGGCTATGGTGGATGGGTGGACGGAATGGAAGATGATGACCTTCGGAGTATCGCCCGCCACTTCGCCAAATGGCAGAAGGAGCAGGATACCCGTGATATGTATATGTCCGACAACCGCCACTTCCAAAAGGTTTATGAACTCGGCAAGAAGGATATGAAGGAGCAGATGATGAAGGAGGCGGTGGAAGGATGTATTTGTGGGGGACCTTGTAGGGAAAACTGGTGGATGGAAACTCCCCTCAATGTAATTCCTGCAGGACTACATGTGAAACCCGGCGACAATGTCAAAGTCATAATCATCGAAGGCGGTCATGACTTTGAATAGCTTTGATAAACATTATGCCGAATATAATCTTCCGAGCTGGGTTTTGTCATCCCTCAGTTACGGAATGACGGTCATTGATTTTATATATGAAACCGCCAAGCATTTCTACGAGCTTGGTCAAAAGGATGCCAAGGAGGATAACGAATGAGCACGACTGGATCCCTTCATTATCAGCTCTGCCTTGAAGGCGCCGCCTGGCTTCGTCGGCGCAAGGTCGACCTGCGTAAGTGCGAAGATAAGCCCTGCCGCCTGTCCGGGCTGTGCCATGCGTGTTTGGCGTACAAATGGGTCGCCGTGGAGCTGAACGTGGTCGGCACCGAGAACTGCGACGTCTGGGGTTTCAACGGCGAGCATACGGCCGTCATCGAGGTGAAGGTCTCGCACGCGGACTTCCTCAACGACCGCAAGAAATTCTGGAGATCCGAGCGCGCTACGGAATACCAACCTGGTAACTACCGCTGGTATCTCTGCCCGGAAGGGGTTATCTCCACCGACGAGCTTCCTGACGGGTGGGGGCTCCTCGTCTGGGACGGAAAGAAGATACGTCCCGTCAAGGCGCCGACCAGGCGGATGGTGACCAACCATGGCGACCTCTGCATCCTAGCCAGCCTCCTCCGCCGGGAGGCGTTCCCAGAGAAGATCTACAACTACCGGGGATGCAATACAACCATCCATCCCAAACAATAGCAAACCGGCCATGCAGAAGAACGTAGCAATAGTTCATTACAACACGCCGGAACTGACTACGGCGGCCGTGCTGAGCCTCTGGAAGCACACGCCGGATGCGGCCGTCACCGTGTTCGACAACTCCGACAGAAGGCCTTTCCCGCCGATGGATGGGGTGCGCCTGATAGACAACACCTGTGGCAAGGTCGTCGACTTCCAGTCGCTGATCGACCGGCATCCCGACAAGATCAAGACCGCGTGCAACTGGGGGAGCGAGAAGCACATCGCGAGCGTGGATTACATGTTCGACCTGTTTCCCGAAGGCTTCGTCCTCGCAGACTCTGACGTCCTGTTCAAGCGGGACATCTCGGAGCTCTTCGACGCCTCCGTGGCCTGGTACGGCTCGATAGAGTATGAACCGAGGTTCCGATTCCAGGCGAGGCGGTGTCTTCCGTTCCTGCTGTGGATCAATGTCCCGATGTGCAAGGCCCATGGCGTCCGGTTCTTCCATGACGGCTATGTGTATAAGCTCAGCCACAAGGGGGCCCCTTATTACGATACCGGCGGCTCCTTCTATAAGGACTGCCTTGAGGCCAGGCTCCCGTACATCGAGACAAACATCTTCAGGTTCATCGAACACCTCGGCGGGGCCAGCTGCCACCCGACGAAATGGAAGGAATGGCTGGAGCAGCATAAAGACTTATACCTATGAAAGAGAGAGTATTGATCGTTATCCCGTACCTGGCCAGCGCGGCCCAGGGGAGGGAGCTGGAATACGCGCTTGCCGGCTGGCGGAGACATTTCAAGGAACCGTTCCAGCTCGTCCTGACCGGCGAGGGCCTTCCCGCGAACATGGGCGAGGACGTGGTCCTCGTCGAGTCCAGGCGCGTGGACGCGGTGCCCGGACAGTACCGGCAGCACCTGGACTATGTGAGCTGCCTGAGGAAGGTGCGGGAGCGATTCCCGGATTCGGAGGGATTCATCTTCGTCGCCGACGACTGCTATGCGGTCAACGACTTCGACATGGCGGACGTCCTCTTCTTCAAGATGCTGGAACCGGAGTTCAACTGCAGTCCCAGCACGACCAACAAGTGGCGGCAGGACAAGCTGAAGACCAAGCGGGCCCTCAGGGAGGCCGGCCTGCCCGTCCGGAACTACACCACGCACATTCCCATGTGGTTCGACTGGGAGAAGTGGCTGAAGCTCGTCGAGGAGTACGACATGGACCACGAGAGCTACGTCATCGAAGACCTGTACTTCAACACCTACTACGCCGGCCGGGTCCCGTTCCGGCTGAACAGGGAGCTCGACAACCTCAAGTACGGCGTGTACACCAACCGCCCGCCCGTCGAGGAGCTCCAGGCCGCCTTTAAGAAGAAGATCTGGATCACCAACTCCCCCGACGGATGGAGGCCCGAGCTCGAATCCATGCTGAAACAACACTACGACCTATAGTATAACCGATAATACCAATTCATCATGAGCGAAAACAATTTACCGGCGTTTGGCCTCAACAGGTTCGGGAGGGCCGACAAGTACATTTTCAGGAAGACCGGCGAACAGGTCGAGATAATCGCCTTCGAGCAGGAGGAGAACGGAGATCGCAGTGAAGGGGACTGGGTTTCTTTCATCGACGCCTCCGGCAAAGAGCATATCAAGGCGCATCTGACGCTGCAGTTCGACTTCAAGGAGACGGACACCATGCATTCGCTGTTCCGAAAGGCCCTGGACGCAACCATCCCCACGAATGAGCACCTGCCATGGGATCACTGGCGGTTCGAGCTTTTCAAGACATATCACTTCGAGGAGGGATACACCCCGAAGGAGGCGGTCAAGGCCGCGGACGAGTGCATAGGCCTGCTGCGGGGCGCCGACCAGGCGTCATCCTAGGAAACCCTATTCAATAACCCATAAATCAACACACCATGAAAGAAAACACCGAAGCAGTCAATCAGGACGAGATCAAGACCAACGTCGACCAGGCCGCCGCGAATGACCCCTGGAAACAGCGTCTCCTCGACGAGTACACCGAGCTGTCAGAAAGGATCGACAAGCTGGAAAAAGCATTTGACGACCCGGACTTCAAGCTGAGCGCACGCGAGTGGCGCATGCTATACGACCAGCGGGACGCCATGCGCCGCTATCATTTCATACTGGAGCAACGATGCGCCTTCTATCATCTGGTCCCGCTCCAGGAGCCAATGGCCGGATGCGGACATGCTTCCGTCTGCCATTAATCCGACGCGCCATGGCAAAGGAAACGGTTCTCGAAAGCATCATCGCTTTCCTCTTCGGGCATAAGTATTATGCCAACGTCATCTACACGCGCGGCACTACGCGCCAGGAACTCTCCAGCTTCATCCACCGGTCCAGGGAGGACGCCGAGCAGCACCGGCGCGACCTGGAGACGAATCTGTCGTTCGGGTGGGTCGAGACCATCTCATTCCGCTCCAGGCAGGACTATTAACCGATAAAGAGGCCCGCGGACGGGCCGTGGCTAAATTTGTTCGTTATGTTAAAGGAATTCATCCGCCGTCTCAGAGACAGGGCGGCATACGTCATCGCGGACCCGGCCGATAATTCCATCACCTTCTCCCGGGGCCTCTACAAGAGGCTCCGGATCCTGGAGACAGGGAAAGGGAAGGTAATGGTGTTCCGTCTCAAGGACGACGGCCGCTACTGCTTCACGCTGGACATCCCGGAGGAGGCGAAGGACACGCAGCTCGCGGAGGTGATGTACAACAGCCGCTACCGCTGCGTCGGGTTCGAGAGCCTCGTCCCGACCGTCAACCGGATCTTCTACGACTACTCCCTGCCAGCCGGCGCCCAGTGCAAGCTGACGACGCAGGAGGTGGTGACCGACACCATGACGTACCATATCATCTGCCCGCCTTATGGAAAGCATCCTAGGTAGCCGCTCTCGCAGGCCGGACATACGTTTCTGCTCCGACGGGAGGATAGACATCAGCTCCCGCGTCGTCCGCGCCCTGGGGATCCAGGAGGGAGACGTACTGGACATCCTACACGACAGGGACGAATACTACCTGTACGTCCGCCTGAAGGCCGAGGAGACCGTCGGCCGGCACGAGGCCCGGTGTGTGAAGACCAACCCGTCGATCAAGCGGCCGCATTACTTCCGGGCCTACAGCCGTACCCTGTGCGGAGCGGTCCTGCAGGCGGCCGGCGTCACGGACAGGGCCTCGCTCTTCGCGGGCGACACCGTCGAGGTGAGGCAGAAGAAAGCGATCATCATCATCCCTCATTCCAACTCGCTATGAAAAAGGATATCAGATACAACGGCCAGACGGCCGCCCTTTCGGACTACGACAGCCCGGACGGAGACCTCGCCCTATCCCTGGGCGTCATCAAGGACCGCGGCGCCCTCCGCCCCGTCCCGGGCCCGACGGAGGTGAGCGCGGCCCATAACATCCCGCACCGCGAAGTCATCCATGTCCACAAGACCACCAAGTTCACCCATAAGATCCTCCTCCAGCGATACACCACCGGCGGGACGCTCTACTGGGCTGCGACGCTGGAGGCCGGGACCTCGGACACCCATTCGCTGTATACCTTCGGCGCGAATACCGTCTCGGACGTCTCGTCGGTCGGGAACACGCTGGTGGTGCTCACGAATGCTGGGGTGTTCTATTTCCTGTGGAAGGAGGAGGACGGCGATTACGTCTCCCTGGGGAACGGACTCCCGGAGATATCCCTCTCCTTCAGCCTGCACGGCGAATATGTAGAGTCGGAGCCCCATGAATTCGGTGGAATCCCAGATGTCATCTCAAGCGAGGATGTAACCGCATCGGATACGAGAAACGTGGACCTTTCGGACGCCAACGCGGCCGTGATCAGCCCTGCGGTGATGTCGACGGTCAACAAGTTCATCGCAGACGGCGCCACAAATGCCGGCAAGTTCATCATGCCGTTCTTCGTCCGCTACGCGCTCCGCCTCTTCGACGGTACGCTGGTACACCATTCCGCGCCCATCTTCATGCCGTGCGCTTCGGACGTGACCCCGGTAGCGTCGATATATCCAGGTCAATCCGGCTCGCAGACGATCGTGTGCGGCGTCGTCCACGAGCTCGAATACAAGGCATCCGTGAATGCGGGCATGTGGCAGAAGCTGATGGACTGGAAGGACATCGTCACCTCGGTGGACGTGTTCGTGTCTGCGCCGCTGTACAAGTACGACCAGTCGGGCGAGGTCAAGCAGATCGGCCCCTGCCCGAAACAGATGTGGTCGCTGTCGTATACCATGGCGGGTGACTATTACCAGCGCTACACGCTTGCGCAGTCGTATTACCTCAGAAAGCATGAGCCCATCGACAACCGGATAGAAGCCCCCCTCTATGTAGTCCTCCCCTCGAAGGGCGACGACGCCTTCCTCGAAGAGATCAGGTCATGCTCGAACTTCTACCTGCTGAAGTCCATCCCGCTCGACGAGCTGTCGCAGGAGCGCGTACCCGTCGGCGTCCCGGAGGACTACCTGCAGTCCCTGGTGACCAGGGAAGTGATGACCGACGACTACGACAGCCATGACCGCCTGCTCGCCGGCACGTCGTTCGTCTACAACCAGAGGATCAACCTCGCGAACCTGAAGAAGAACCTCTTCCAGGGGTTCGACGCCTTCTCCATGCTTCCGTACTCGAACGGATACCTCTACTATCCGGAGTCGGGAGGCGACCCCGTCGACACATACGACGAGACCTACGACGTGTCCTTCTACGTCTACATCAAGAAGGACGGCAAGACGATCATCGTGAAGGACACCATGGCGATGGAGGGCATCATAGCGTTCAGTGTCCCGCTGCTCTATTTCTACTACCCGTCGACGGCCGCCTATAAGGTCGTCGTGAAGCGCGGGGAATACTGCTACGAGTTCCCGCTGGCGCCGCACGACTTCCTCAACGGAGCCGTCTATGTAGGCCGGTTCTCCGACGCATGGGCGACGTCCGACGCACTGGACGACGAGCCGGAGGCGTCCCTGGACCGCAACGTGGACATACCGAACAAGCTGTACACCTCCGAGGTCGGCAACCCGTTCCTCTTTCCGCTACTGGGCATATCCACCGTTGGCACGGGCCGCATCATCGGCCTGTCCACGGCGGCGAAGGCGCTCTCCGAGGGCCAGTTCGGCCAGTTCCCGCTATACGTCTTCTCCGATGAGGGCGTCTGGGCGCTGGAGGTGTCCTCGACCGGCACCTTCTCCGCAAGGCAGCCCATCACGAGAGACGTGGCCCTGGGCCCGGACAGCATCACCCAGCTTGACAACGCCGTCCTCTTCGCGACGGAGCGCGGCATCATGATACTGTCCGGCTCCACCTCCGCCTGCATCTCCGAGCTCATCGACGACGACGGCGCGCCGTTCGACCTCAGCTCGATCCCCTCCGTCGACCAGATCCTGGACCTTGCGGGATACGGGAGCGGCGAGGATTCGTCTGGGAGCGGCAGCGGGTCAGGATCGGGCTCTGGAAGCGGTAGTGGCAGTGGTTCCGGCAGCGGTTCTGGGTCTGGAAGCGGAACCGGCGGGGTCCTCAACATCGTACCATTCAAGACGTTCATCCAGGGATGCTCGATGCTTTACTCCTACATCCGGCAGCAGGTGATCGTCTTCAACCCCGCATACGACTACGCCTATGTGTATTCGCTCAATGACAAGGCGTGGGGCATGATACCGTCCGAGATAACCAGCCGCGTCGAGTCCTATCCGGAGGCCCTGGCCAACGTGAGGGGCGGCGCGCTCGTGGACTACGCGGGGAAGGGGGACGTCTTCCCCCAGCTCGTGGTCACCCGTCCGCTGAAGCTGGACGACCCGGACGTCCTCAAGACCGTGAGCGCCGCCATCCAGCGAGGGCACTTCGCCTGCAGCCACCTCAGCTGCGTCCTGCTCGGATCCAGGAACATCTTCGACTGGTTCCTGGTCAGGACGGCGAAGGGACGGCGCCTGACGAATTTCTTCGGGACGCCGTACAAGTATTTCCGGCTCGTGCTCATCGGCACGCTGGGGAGGGACGAGAGCATCTCGTCGGTGTCCGCGGAGTTCCAGCCACGGCTCACGGATAGGATCAGATAGGAAATGAAAGAGCACGCATCACTGCGTGCTCTTTCCGTAAAAAATCCATTGAGAAACTGAAAATAAACACTGATATTTCATCAGCCGAACGGGTGCAGGCGCCTTCGCGCCTTGCCCGTCCTGTTATTGCGGGCCCTTCTGATCGCGAGAAGGGCGTCGTCTGCTTTCTTCTCCCAGGTCTTCTCCGCCTCGGGATTCGTCTGGCTCATCCAGTCCGCCAGGACCCTCGCCACCATGAACTCGTGTATGAGCTGCTCCAGGAGCGTGATGGTGGTCTTCGAGAAGGACGGCGGCACCTCCATGTGTATGACGTAGTTGTCGACCTCCTCCAGGACGTCGTCCCTCGTCTCGTAGTCGCCGACATCCTTCTTCGTGAAGGGGTAGAGCGCCTCCCGGCAGGCGGCCGCGGCGAGGTTCAGCACGCGGGTGACGCGGTCCACGTTTCCGTCCTGGACGATGTCTATCGCCTGGTGGCGCTGGTGCTCGTCGTCGACCTTCATGACGTCCCCCGCTACATACGCGGAGTTGGCCGCGTCGTAGAGCAGCTGCTCGCGCAGGAAGCAGAGGTCGACCGGTATGGTTCTCGCGTCGGTCATCAGATCGTCGGACGCTCGGGACGGACGCGGCGGTTCGCCGCCTTGCGGATCTGTTCGAGGTAGGAGGCCGCCTTGGAGACGTAGTCGGCGGCGTCAGCCTTGTTCGTGATCAGGAACCAGTTGCTGACGGCCGTGCAGACGATGTACTGGTGCGCGGCGCTGGCCAGCGTCTCGACCGTCGCCTTGTCATAGTTGGAAGGCATGGAGAGGGTCAGCGTGAGGCTCGCGCTGGGTGTCATCAGCGTGTCGCTCGCGGAGGTGGCCGTCCCGACGAGGTACTCGCTGAGCTCGGTCTTCAGCGTGGCGAAGGCGGCGCCGATGTTGCGGAGCACCTGGTTCAGGTTCTCCTCGTCGTCGTTCGCCTGCATGTTCGCCACCTGCTCGTGGTTCTGGCCGTTCGCGCGGGCCCTGCCGGTCAGGTAGGTCTCGTTCTGCGTGTCGTAGATGATCTCCGACATGTGCAGGTTCAGTGTGATGGGTATTCGTGCCATAGACGGTTACGGTTGGGCCGGCGCTATCCGGCGGGGTCTCTTGCGGTAGTAGATCTTGCTCTTCACGTCGTCCAGGAACACCGAGGCGTCAGAGAGCGCGGCGTCGGCCTCCTGCTTGTTGGTGAACTTGTACCACTTGCCGACGATGAAGCTGGTGAAGAAGCTGAACAGGGAGCTGCCGATGGTGTTGTTCAGGGAGGTGTCGTAGGAGCCGGACAGCTCAAGGGTCGCCTCGAAGTCCCTGGTCAGGTCGCAGCAGTGGCTCTCGGTCAGGTCGCTCACTTCCAGGATGAAGGGCTTGAAGATGTCCACCACGGCGTTCGCCGCCTCCGTCCAGAAGCGCTCCAGCATGAGGCGGTCCTCGTCAGTCGTGAAGATACGGCTGTAGGCGGACTCGTCGCCCGCCATCATCTTGGCGCCTGTGTAGCTCGTGGTCTTCGCCACCTCCTCGTACACGTTGGCCTTCACCACCTTGAATGTCACCTGCTCCATTTGAAACAAAGATAAGGCGGCCCTACAGGCCGCCCACCTTATCCGTTAATCATCCTCCCCGGAGCATCGCCGGCACCTGTCACAGCCCAGCCTGCATACCACGTCGGCCAGCTCCATGGCCGTGTCACCGGCCAGGTAGGCCGGCTTCTCGCGGTCCAGGTGTATGCCCGCCGAGCGGGCGAGCACGTCCACCAGGTGCCGGATCTCATGGACGAAGGAATTCTGGAACTCCCGTCCCGAGGTGGTGGGCCCGATGCACACCACCGCGCGGAAGACGTCCGGGTTCGCGTAGGTGAAGGCCTCGTCCGGGACGCCCTCCTCCATCTTCCTCCGGAAGAAGGACATCTCGGCGCGGCTGGCGCGGCAGTCGTACAGGCAGGCCAGGACCCCGTCCACGTCGTAGCCGTCGACGGCGAAGAGGAAGTCCACCACCCACCTTCCGATGCGTAGGGGGCGGCGGATCATATCATGTCCTCCCAGGGTATGTCGATGCCCAGGGCGACGGTCTTGATGTAGAACTCGTCGAAGGCCCTGGTCTCGGAGCCGTCGATGTCGTCCAGGTAGTCCTTGACGAAGTGCACCAGGTGAGCCTCGTCTGGGATGGACGAGCCGAGGTAGTCCGCCCGTCCCATGCACCATACATAGATCGGGTCGTAGTACCCCTTGTCGTTCTCGATCGTCACGGAGTTCGCCTTCAGCAGCTCGTCGAAGCGCGCCCGCTCCGGGAGCTGGACCTTGTTTCCGTTGCGGTCGCGCATCTTGCGCACCGCCCATTCGAGCATGGGCCTGGAGAAGTGCCGCCCGTGGCTGGACATGTATGCGTCCATCCCGGCGGGAATGATGTCGTAGTAGTCCAATCGGTCCATCCGTTCGTGTCATTTAGGTTATGTAATTCAAAGAAGGGGAGGGGCGACCCTCCCCGTCAGGCGGATGTAAGGGCTAGCGTCTGCGCCGGCCGCGCCGGGAGTAGGCGCCGTCCATGTCTCCCCAGCCCTCGCGGTTGTATGCGCCCCGCATGGAGACGCCGCGCCGCTCGCTGTAGTTCTCGTCGCCGTACTGGTCCTCCATCTCCTCGGTGAGGTCGCAGAGGATGTCTATGGCTTCGCCGGCCATCTCGGTGGCCTTCTTGGCCTTCTTCAGGGCTTCCATGTACTCGCCGTACTCCTCGCCCTTGCGTTCAAAAATGTGGATGAATCCCATAGGTCATTTCTCTTTGTTGCCGTCGTTCCCGGGATTGGCCGCAGAGAGCAGGCTGACCATCTGGTCGAGCCTCCCGTTCATGGCCGCAAGCTGGCTCTCCAGCTGGGTGATTCTCTTTGCCTGTTCTGCCTCCGCCTTCCTGCCGGAGTCGATCTGCATGAGCAGCGGGTCTTTCTTCTCCAGGACCATCTGGTTCCAGGGGACCTGCGACATGAACTGCCTGGCGGCGCTGTACATGCTTTCGATCTCCCGTTCCATGATGCTCTCGTTCGGAGTGACGAACCAGCCTTTGTCCGGGTAGCTGGCGGATGCGCTGTTGACAGGGAATTCGATGGTCGTCTGATCGCCGTTGATGGAGATGGTCAGGTCCACCACGAGGTTCTGGAAGGCGCCGATGGGGTTCGCCATGGCCGACTTGGAGATGTGCGGCTGGGAAACGGCCGTGACGCCGGCCTCGGTGATGGAGAATTCCTTGCGGTTAAGAATGTAGAGGGTCGCACCTTGCGCAATCTGGGATGCTCCCTGCGGTAATCCTTGGAACATGGTCGTTGTTTGTTAGATGATTGATGAATCCCTACGTCGTGGCCGGAGCCAGGGACGAGGTGAGCTGGAAGATCCCGTTGAACCAGTCATACTGTACTTCGATGACGCCGGCTCCCGCGAGGTCCGCTGCGGTGACGTTGGTCCCGCCGAAGAACGTGAGGTTGCGGGTGTTGCCGTTCAGGGTGAACCTGACCGGGAGCGTGCCGGTCGTCCCGTCGGGGATGGCCGAGGTGATCCGGATCGCCACCTTCCCGATCTTCGGGATGCGGCGGAAGCCGAGCGAGAAGTCAACGGACTCCGCCGTGACCGCTACACCGTCCGTGTACAGGTACGGGATGCCGTTGACATTCGTCGTTACGTTGACGTTCATTCCGAACATGGCTCGTCCCTCCGGCTAGAAGAAGATACCGTTGCCGCCGAAGCCGCTGACGCCGGGGCCGTACAGGCCGTTGAAGCCTCCCTGGTAGTAGCCGCCGCTCACATACGGAGTGGTGTTCACCGCGGCGAGGTTCGGCCACTGGACCGGAACCGTGCTGGGCTGCTTGCTCTCGATCTCCGCCAGCTTGGCGTTGATGGGAGCGAGCATGGCCGCCACCTGGGCGGTCTGGTTCGCGTTGTCGATCTGGCCGCGCAGCTGGGTGATGATCTCAGCCTGACGGTTGATCTCACCCTGGAGCTCGCGCTCCTTGATGGCGCAGAAGCCGTCGTTCATGGCGACCGTCTGGGCGTTGATGGCGCCGATGACGGCGTTCGTGTTGCGGTCGGCCTGGCTGCCGAGCTGGTTCGTCTGCTCCAGGGTGCGGAGCTGCGCCTCGTAACCCTGCTGGGTGGTGAGGAGACGGTTCTCGCAGCAGCAGTCGCAGAGCTTGGCCATGAGCGTGGCGTTGCCGGACTGGATGGAATTGATGAGCTGGGGGACGGACACGGCCTGCTGAACGGCCAGGGTGCTCAGCGCCGACTGCAGCGCCATCACGCCGCTGTTCACCAGGTTGAAGTCCTGCCCCAGCATGGTGGACAGGCTCTGCACCGCGGCTCGGGACGCCTCGCCCTGGGAGGTGATGGCGTTCATCAGCAGCTCGCGGCCGCTGTCGTTGTTGATCTGGTTGGCCAGGAAGCCGGCGCCGCCGTTCATGCCGCCGCCGAAGTTACCGAAGCCGCCGAAGCCGCCCCAGTTTCCGAACAGCAGACCGATGAGGAAGCCGAGGATGCCTCCGCCCCAGTTGCCGCCGAGAAGACCACCGCCGTTCTGTCCCGCGAGCATCCACGGAAGAACGTTGTTCGCCTGGTTGTCAGGCGTGTAGACTACAGTTGATTCTGCCATAGCGATAAAATGTTTTAGGTTAGAATTGTATGGCAAAGATCGGCAGTAGCCTTGCCTTCAGCCAATAAATCACCTTTTTGTGTCAGTGCGCTGGCTATCAATGCGTTCCGTGTGACAGTCCCGCTGCAGGCGAAGCGGGACGCGCCAGGAGGCGGGGACGGCCTTTCTGACCGGCGCGAAGCGGTAGGCGACAAGACGCACGGGCTTCTCCGGGACCTTCCTGTCGATTAGGGAGGTGACGTTGGTCTTCGGCCTGTGCCAGAAGGCCGCGAAGTCGTCGGCCGTGCCGACGAGGTCCAGGCCGCCGATGAGCGTCCTTGCGATGGACTCGGCCTCTCCGACGGTGAGGCGGTCGTGCTCGACCTTGAAGCGGACGAAGTCGATGAATTCCAGCACGATCTCCTTCCAGGTGTTTGTTTCTTGCGCCATTTTTGCTACATTTGCATACCCATTACCTACCATACAAGTTGCGACCGAAGCCATCGAAGGACATTTAGCCCTCGGTGTGCGCTTCGGTCGCACTGTTGTCAGTAGTAGGTAATGGGATTACTGACGCCGGGGGCTTTTTATATGCGCCGTCCCCGATGGCGCTGTCTTCTAGAACGAATACCCGAACGTGACGCCGAGGCCGGCATACGGCCTCCACCCGTCTGGCGTGATGCCGACGCCGACCTGCGGTCCAGCGGTGAACGACCACCGCTTGCGGTACGGCTGGGTGATGTACTTCTCGTCCTGCCTGATCCAGATGTCGACGAGTTCCGGCTCGAACCCTCGGATTGTCACCCTGTAATTCTCCCCTGGATAGGTCTTCTCCACGATGGGCACCTCGACCAGGACGGAGTCCCTGACGGCGGTGGTGTCGTGGACCGCCGTCGTGTCATGCACGGGGAAAAAGACGAGCTTCGGGAGGACGGGTTTCGTCTCCGGCTCCGGAATCGGTGCCGGGAGCCACTTCGTCACCGTCACCGTGTCGGGCTTGCCGGCAGGCATGAAGACCGACCGGCGGCCTTCCATCCTGCCCAGCCACCAGCAGGCGCTCATCGCCAGCAGCTCCGCGACGACCGCGGCCACCCTCCTCAACGCCTTGTCCATCTGTCACGGATATACTGCGTGATCCCGTCCACGAGGACCTCGATGCACTCGCCCTTGCCGGCGAGGCTCCGGAGGTATTGCACGTCGGCCTTGTTGTCCTGGAAGAAATGCTCCACCAGGACGGCGGGACACTTGGAATTCTTGATGATGTAGTAGTCCTTCTCGAAGTCGTAGCCCACCTTGGGGTCGGAGGTGTACTTCCTGATCTTCTGGTCGGGCCCGAACACGGCCGCGGCGGCCTCGTAGAGCTTCGCCGCCAGGTAGTCCGACTCGGTGACCCCGACGGTTGTGTGGGCGGACCAGCCCCTGGCCGTCATCCACCTCTCTCCGCTGCCGGCGGCGTCGTTATGGACGGACACCAGCAGCACGTTCTGGGCGCCGTACTTCCTGCAGTATTCGTTCACGCGGGCCACGCGGGTCGCGAGCGGCACGTCGTAGTCCTCCTTGACCAGCAGCCAGGCGGTGTACCCGAGCGCCTGCAGGATGTCGCAGGTGCGCTGCGCCACCTCCCGGCACCACGAATACTCGCGGAACCAGTACGGGGAGTTCTGCAGGTCCTTCAGCGCATCAGGGCTCCGCTTCCCGGGCGTGTCGACGCCGTGCCCAGGGTCCAGCAGGATGATCGGATACCGTATCTGTGCCATGGCTACGAGCGGTCTTTCTTGGAGAATGTCCCGTTCTGGTTGCGGGGTGCCCGCTTTCCGTTACGGCCGCGGAGGCTCGGCACGCTTCCCGGGCTCACCTCGCGGAGGGCGTTGCGGAGCTTCTTGTTCTCGTCCTCCAGCTCGTCCACGCGACCCTCCAGTTCGTCGATCCGTTTGTTCTTCTCGTCCTTCTCGCCCTCAAGTCTCTCGACCTTCTCCTGCAGGCTCTTGATCTGCTTGGTGAGGTCCTCGACGATAGGCTTATAGGCCTTCTCGACCAGCTTCTCGATGTTCTCGATCTGGTCGGATTTGGCCCCCTGCTCGGCCTTGGCGGCCTCTGCGGTCTCCTGGCGCTTCTTGGCCCGCCATCCGATGAAGGAGGTCAGGCCGCCGCCTCCCAGGGCGGCGATTACTGCAGTGATGATTGCTTCGATGTCCATTTGTCGGAAAGGTTTTATGGTTGACTTAGTTGATATTCCAGTTGGTGTTGCTGAACACGTCGTTCGTGGCCTCCAGGCCGGCGTACACCCAGACGACCCAGGGCTCGATCTCCAGGTACGGAGGCTCCAGGTTAGGCGTGCACACCTGGGTGAGCCTCACGTTCAGGCTGCCTCCGACGCGGGCGATGTCGCCGGATATGCTGACTACCCTGTTCACATGGGCGGATAGCCTACCGCCGAGCCTGTCGACGGCCGCCTCTATGCCACCGACGCGGACCGCGGCGACCGACATCGAAGCCGACCGCTGCAGCGACGCGGAAAGCCGCGCCTGGATCCTCGTCAATGTGGCACTGATGCAGCTCATAGCGTCTTGGGAAGGATTCTTGCGATTCTCCTGATGATGCAGACCTCGTCCCGCGTCCCTCCGGGGACGTCACGGTCCGGCACATGGGCCGTGATGACCACGTCGACGAGCCCGCAGCCCAGGTCCTCGGTGTCGAACACCAGGTACATGTTGCCGTCCCCGCCGACGATCATGTCGCTCTTGTGCAGCGACAGCGTCTTCCGCGAAGCCTCGTTCACGACCTCCACGTTGAAATCGTCGTTGGACTGGTCGAACCCCTCCGCCTCGATCTCAAGCAGGTACTTCAGTTTGGTTCCGATTATGGTTTTGTCTTGCGCGTCCATGAGTCAAAGTATTTCTTATTTCCAAAAAACCTGAAGGGTAGCGCCGTACAGATAGATGATATGGTTGTTGTTCGCATTACTGCTGCCACGCTTGCCATATAGTTTTATCCGCACGTCGTCGAGCTCCTGTCTTGTCCACGTTCCGCAGTCCATTCTATACATCGTCCTGTTGTTGGAAGTTATCGAGGTGGCGGTGCCTTTCGTGGTGGTCCCGCTGCACAGCTGAGCGGTGGCTTTCGCAATAACGTTGGAGTTCGTGCTGGACTTTGCGAGACCGATACTGCAAACGACCCTGAGAATCGTGGCATCCGACGGGATGGCCGACGTGTTGAATTTGAAATACACATAGCTTTCAGCCTGGGAACCCCTTACCAGTGCCATGGTGCAATAGCTGGTACTGGAGTATCCGGCGTATGCGTTCGAGGCGTTCCCCAGACTATAATACGCCTTATCGTTCGAGTCGTATGAAGATGGAGTCACTTGCGATCTCGAACAGGCCGTCAATGTCCCACTGCCGGCCGAGTTGCCATAAAACTTACCCTCTTCATCATTCCATAAACCGTCTTGACCATTGTATGTGCATGGTTTCAATGTCTTGTATGGCGTAAAACCGCTTAACTGTGAAAATGTCTCCGCGTCCTCTGCGCTGCTATCGTATATCTTGAATACACCCATCGCTCCGCTATACGGATTGCCATTGTGAGATTCATTCGAGCCGATGACAAGATTTCCATTTGGCGAACCGCTCCCTTTCGTAAACGCCGAGTAGGAATCTCCGGTTCCCTGCCCTTTCGGCGTTAAAAAGAATCCGTATGACGGATATCCCCAAAGAAGGTTCCTGCTTGCGACAGCTGATGCCGAATTATAGTATATGCCAATTACTCTCTGAGAAGCGCTTGTCTCACTACTGAGATAGGCGAATATGTATGTCCCATCGGAAGAAGACACGCGAAATAGTCGCTGAGCCGCCAAATTGAGCTCTCCGCCAAGATTCACCTGATATGACGAATTCTGTTCGGGTTGTATGTCCGTGTCAATGTATGCATTCCCGTCGAAAAGAAGCCAGTCATAGAATACCGGAGTAACGCTTCCCCCAGCAGCCTGAATCACGGTCAACGTGACCGGCGAGGCCCCGTTTGCGGAGAAGGTCACCACCTTCGACCTCGCAGCGCCCGCGTTGGCATCGGAGGAGACCGTTACGGTCTGGTTTCCCTCCGATGCGTTACGGGACAGGTAGATGTTGTCGTTGGTCCCGTCTCCCCACGGTATGGTGGTAACGGCCATTACGAGATAGTCCAGGAAGTGTTGGAAGTTACGGTGACCGCGTTGTCGGCCACGCCGGCGGCGGTGAGGTTGATGGTGGTCGGGCTGATGCTGAGGGTGGCAGCAGCGGCGGCCTGAGTGATGGTGCAGGTGTCCGTCGTGCCGTTGTCGGTCGTGACGGTCAGCTGCGAGACGAGCTCGCTCACGCTTACGTTCGCGGCGACATTCGTGAAGGTGATGGAAAACGCATACTCCTGCGTCGCCCCGGGATCCCCGGAGATGGCCGCGCCGTTGTTCGTGCTCACCGAGTTGGCCAGGTATGCCGAAGGGAGGGTGAGCCCGATCCCGTTCGTCCCCGTCAGGGCGAACGTCAGCTTCGGAGAGTTCGACGTTCCGGATATGGTGACCGAGCCGCCGTCCTTCGAGATGGTGGCCGTGTCCGCCAGGTCCACGAATTCAGGCTTTCCGGCCTGGATGATGGTGAGCTGCTTGCTCTCCACCCCAGAAGCCGAGAAGGTCGCGACGGTCTGCCTCGCCGACCGCCCCGTATGCGCGGAACCGGCCCAGGAAACGGTATCGTTCCCGCTTCCGCTCACCTTGTTAGGCGTTACCCATGATGCGTATCCCATAGAATAAATCTTTTATGGTTAGACGTATACCCCGCTAAGGATAAAGAATCTCTCCAGTGTCATATTTGATGCAGCAGGTCTCGACCTTCCGGCCCATCTTGTCCCAGTTGCTTCCGACACGGAATAGGGTGATAAACTTGTAGTAGGTGTCGATCGCCATGACGTTGAAGCAGTCGAAGGTCTTCCAGTCGCTGAAGTCCACGTTGATGCGGGAGTTGGTCTCCCAGAGCGACGTAGCAGTAGAGCCGACGGCGCCCGCGCGGTTCACACAGATATTGATCTGGTTTCCCTGTTCCTCCGAGGTCTTGGAGATGGCGTCGTAGTGGGAATGTCCCGTGATCCAGCACACGAACTTGCCGCCGTTATCAATGAAGTCCTTGACGAGAGGGACATACGGCTCGTTGCAGACGGACGAATCCGGGTTCTCCACGGCGGCACCGGGGCATGTGAAGGGGGATCTCAACAGAGACTCGCACTTAATGCGGAAGTGAGAGGCCACGATGACCGAGAGCCCCTCGGTGATGGCATCCGCGAGGACGTCTGCGAACCAGGCCTGCTGGGCCGCCTGGTAGTCGCTGTTATTGTTGAAAGCGTCGATGGCTACAAGGCGGATCTTGCTGGCCGCGTAGTCCTTGTAGTAGAAGCAATAGCCGTTTTCCTCCGCTCCGGTAGGCTGGACGACACCCCAGTTTTCCACATACGGCCCGATGTATCGGTCGTATGCTTGCTTGCCCTGGTAGGTGTGCCAGACGAAGTCGCCTCCGCTCTTCGACGCTAGGTCGTGGTTGCCGATGACCGAGAGGATGTCCTTGCACGGGTTGTTATCAGGATCAGTCTCATCTCCGAAGGCGATGCCGTCGGCCCAATAGGAGGTGACGAGGTCGCCCG